GACGCGCCCTCGGCCGGACCGGACGCCAACTGCGGCTGGCGCCACATCGCCAACGTCCGCAGCGTGCCCAACTCCGGCTCGTCCAGCTCGCCGGTCCGGTCCCCGATCAGGGCGCACACCTGCGCCAGCTCACGCGGCGAGGCGGCCTCGAGGATCGCGCCGTAGAACATGCCGGCCAGCTCGGACGGCTCCGTCGTGAACTCCGGCTGCGGGCCGGGCGCCTGACCGGGCACCCGCACCGGGGCCGCGACCGGCCGCACCTGCGGCTCGTCGCCCACCTCGGCCTGCCCGCGCACCCGCGCGATCAGGCCGTCACGCCGCCGGCCCAGCTCGTCGATCGCCGTCATGGCGTCCTGCAGCGTCAACTCGTTCGCACTGGCGATCGGCCGGCCGAGGATGGCCGCGAGCACGCCGTGTTTCTCGTCGCCCGACCAGCCTTTCATCATCGCCTGGAGTTTGCGCATCTGCGGCTGCGAGGCGGGAGCGCCGCGGCCGGCGGTGGGCGAGGGGCGGTCCGGGCGCGCGTCGTCCCACGGCTCACGCTGCGCCTGCCGCTCGACCTCGTCGGGCGGCAGCTCCTCGTCCTGCGGCGCGATCTCCTCGGCGTCGGTCGGCTCGGCCGGGCCGACCGCGAACTCGTCATCCGGATCCGCCTGCCGGGAGCGTCGAGCCTTACGCTCCACCGCCTCCGCCACCTGCTGCGGCGAAACGACGACCGGCGCCCGGTCGCGCGCGTCGGCCTGCTCCATCTCCTCCGCGGTGTAGATCCCGCCAAGGTCCTGCGGGAACGCCTTGCGCAGGGCGAGCGCTTCCGCGCACTTGGCGAGCATCGTGGCGGGCATCTTGCGCCACATCGGCGTCGGCTGCCCGCTCTTCGTCATCGCCACGTACTCCGCGAGCGTGGCCACCGCCGGGAAAGTGTGGCCGTCCCGATGAACGGTCACCTTCGCTGCGCGCGGGGGCGCTTCCTCGAGCCAGACGTCACGCCACATGCCGTCCGGGCCGCACCACAGCGTGTCCGCGTACGAGAGCTGCACGCGGTCCCGGTTCGCCGCGCGGTGCGCCACCACCCGGTAGCCGTCGATGCCGGTCTGCGAGCGGAAGATCTCCCGCTGCGCCCGGCCGTCCCAGCGGCCGATCAGATAGATCTGCCGGGTGAACGGGTCGAGCTGCGTGCGCTGCGACTCGTGCAGGAACGCGGTCAGTTCGGCTTGGCTGACCTGCTCGCTGACGCCGACGGAGTGCAGGACGGCGAGCTGCTGCTCGGTCCATGCGGTCTGCTCGGCGCCGACGGCCAGCGCGCCGCCTGTCCGGACTTCGATCTCAGTGCTCACCGTCGACCCCCGGGCCGCTGGTCTCGCCAAGCAGGACCTCGGTCAGCGACGCCGTCTCCAGCGCCCGCAGCGACGCACGCGTCTGCGCGTCCGCGATCGCCCACACCTGATCCGGCGTACGCAGCCACACCCGGGCCGACCCGGCCGCGGTGAGCAGCACGCCACCACTGCACGCCACCGCCCACCGGCCGTCCGCCAGCGCCCACGACAGCTCCACGTCCAGCCAGCGGGACGCGAGGCGCACCTGGCCGCCGCGCCTCGCCTCGCGCACCGGACGCCACTGGCCGATCGCGGGCGAGAAGCCGTCGTCCAGGACGGGACGGCAATCCAAGGTCGTCACGAGGTCGCCTCCGTGCGGCGCCCCAGCGCCGCGTCGATCGCGATGCACGGCTGGCAGGTGGCCTGCTCGGCGTCGACCACCGCGTCCGGGTGCACGCCGCGCAGGTTGCAGCTGGTGGTGAAGGTGCCGTCCGGCTCGAGCGACGCGGCGGCGTGCAGGATCGGCATGTCGTATCCGTCGCCACCGCCGTCGTCGCGCTCGCCCCGCGCCTCGGCGGGCACGTCGACCGGGGCGGGCGCCGGCTGGATGACGAACTCGCGGTTGACCGCGCCGTCAGCGGTGCCCTCGAACGCATCCACGCAGGAGAAGCCGCTGTTCGGCCGGATCTGCGCGCCCGGCATGGACGCGGGCAGCGCCTCGATCAGGAGCTGGCCGTCCGGAACGTCCAGCATCCGCACGGTGATGTTGGTGTACCTGTAGCCGCCGGACCATGTGCTCTCCAGGTCCTCGGCCATTTCCCGCAGCGCCTGCGCGATCCGGGCGGTGCCCTGCAGGGGCGCCGGGTCGGCGTACTGCTCGGTGTGCTCCGGGTCGATCTGCCGCAGCAGCTGCCGCAGCTCGGCCGCCCGCGCCTCGCGCACCTCCGCGTGCTCCTGGTACTTGCGCGCGTTGTCCAGCTGGCCGCTCTCCTCTTCGCGGCTCTCGGCTGCGGCCTGCTCGGCCGCGCGCAGCTCGCCGCGCAGCATGCTCAGGAGGTCGTCGCTGTACTCGCTCATCGGGCCACCGCCGTGGCCTGCTCGGCGTGCTGCGCCAGCTCGGCCGCGTACTGCCACTGCGCGTGCGCCGCGACGGTGTCGGCGTGCGCGGCGGCCAGCGCCGCGACCCGCTCATCGATGAGCCGGGCACGCTCGTCGTTCTCCCGCGCCGCGTTCGCCGCGTCCTGGTGCAGGATCATCGTGCGGCCGTGCGCGGTGTTCAGGTCCTCCCACATGCGCGTGTACAGGGCGCGCATCCGGGCCTGCCCGGTCGGCAGGACCTGAGGGGGCACGTGCCGCGGGACCCGCTTGACCAGGGGTGCGGGCGGCCGGACCACCGGCAGCGCCGCAGGGAGCGCCGGGGGGCGGGGCGGGCCCAGGACGGCGAGGGTGACGGTGTCCTCGGTGCGGTCCACGACGCGCACCCGCGGCAGGTGCGGGACCGCGGCCGGGGCCAGGCCCTCGTGGACGGCGGGGAGCGGGGCGGCCTGCTGCACGATCCCGTCGAAGGGGCGTGCCGGGGTGCCGAGCCGCAGCGCGTCCATCGCCTCGGCGACGCGCTCGCGCGACGGGATCGGCAGCGGCATGGTCGTGGCGGCCGCCGACTGCCGCGCGGCCAGGTCGGGGTTCGGCCGGACCTCGACGTGCGGCTGCTGCGCCCGCAGCGGGCCGGCCCAGGCCGCGAACTCGCTGGGGTCCGGTGCGCGGTGGCGGCCGGGGTTACGATGGAATCTCACGATCTCTCACCTCTCGTGTGGTGCTCAGGTGGATGGGGTCGGTGCGGCCGTCCCGGGCATGGGACGGCCGCGGTGTTTCACCGGCGCTTGTTGCGCGCGGGGCTGCGCAGCACCTCGACGATCTCGGCCAGGTCGCGCTCGGAGAACGCGATCGTTTTGCCGAGCCGGGTGCACGGGATGCGCGAGGCGCGCACCTGGTCCTTGAGCCAGTTCGCCGACTTGATCGGCCGGCCGTGCTTGTCCACGCCGAGACGCGGCGCAGCCTGCTCCGGCGTGTACGTGTAGACCGGGAGCTGGGGGGCCTCGTCGTGGGCGCGCGGGGAGCGCTCGGCCGGGGTCGTGTCCTCGAAGGTGCTCACGCCGACTGCTCTTTCACGTCCGCCATGAGCTGGGTGCGGTCGGTGATGCCGAGCGCGTCGCAGATCCGGGCAAAGGCGGCCGGGCTGATGGTGGGGCGCGCGCCCGACTCGATCAGGCTGACGTAGCCCAAACTCAGGCCGCAGTGCTTGGCGAACTCCGTCAGGTTTTCGCCGCGGATCTGGCGCCGCCTGCGCAGCTCAGTGGCATTGACCGCCACGTTCGGCGAGGTTCGCTGCTCTGTGTCTGCCATGCAACAGACTTTACGACTTTTTACTACTTCATGCAACAGAGGCGCTAAAACTCAATACGACTCGTGACCTGCACTGGACATGACAAAACTTCACAGGAATGATCAAAACATGCCTAATACCGGCCAAGACCTCGCCGGCGCGATGACGGCACGACGCATCGAACTCGGCCTGAGCCAGAGCGCGGCCGCCCGCAGCGCAGGCGTCAGCCGACCCACCTGGGCCGGCTGGGAGAACACCACCAAGCCGTACGACAGCAACTACGCCGCCATCGAGCGCGTACTGCAATGGGAGCGCGGCAGCGTCAGCGCCGTGCTCGCCGGCCACGACCCCACCGCGCGCCGAGACGAAGCCTCCCCGTCCGGCTACGGGATCGACCCGGACGAGTGGGCGCGCTGGGACCCCATCGACCGGGAGATGGTCCTGAACGCCATCAAGGTCGCCCGCGCCCGCGCCGCACAGAATCCCCCGAATGAGCGAACGCGTAAACACGCGGGGTGAGTAATGTACAGAGGATGGATGTCCTACTCGCCGTCCTGGGCGCCACTGTCGCCGCCCTCACGGTCGGCGCCGTCCTCGGCGCCCGCCAGATACGCCAGATACGCCGGCGCCTGGACGCCCACGCCCGCGCCGTCGCGATCCTCGCCGCACACGAGCCGGACGTGGAACTGTCCCCCGACGCGGAGCCGCCCCCGACGCTGCGCATCCTGCAAGGCGGCCGCGGCGCGATCGCCCTGGCCCCGCTGCTGCTGCTGCGCACCCACCGGGCCGTGCGCGCCGCCGTGGCCCTGGCCGCCGGCGCCGGGCTGGCCGCGAGCCTGCTCGTGATAACCGCGCACCCCCCGGGCGCACCGGCCACCGTCCACGCCGCGGGCGTCCCGGGCGCACCGCCCTCCCGCGTCCACCCCCACCAGTTGCTGCCCACCGCCGCGGTCCCGGCACCGCGGCCGCCGAGCACGCCGGCCGCCCTCACACCCGCGCCGCCGACGAGCGTTCCCGCCGTCGTGCCGGCCAGCGCGACCCCGACGATCGCAGCCCCCTCGACCGCGCCCACGTCCACAGCGCCGACCGTCCCCGGCACCACACCGGCGCCGGCCGTACCGCCGTACCCCAGCCACTCCGCACGATGCCTGCTCGACGTCCGCCTCGGCAGCGCGCCGCTAGCCCTCGCCGTGACAATCTGCGCATAAGCCACCCCGAAGGAGCCACATCCACATGGCATTCGCCGAGAAGCGCGGCCGCACGTGGCGCGGCCGGTACCTGAGACCAGACGGCACCTACGGCTCCCTCCCGGGCTTCGACACCAAGAACGCAGCCCTCGAAGCCGCCAACGACGAGGAGTCCGCCGTACGCAAACGCACCTGGACGGATCCGAAGCGCAGCCAGATCACGCTCGACGACTACTGGACCGAGTGGATCGACGCCCAGGACGTCTCGAAGTCAACGGGGGCCCGGTACTCGTCGTACTACCGCAACCACCTCTCACCCTGGAAGGGCGCCGAGGAGATCGGCGCCATCACCGCCCTCCAAGTCGACGCCCTCAAGCGCAAGATGCGCGTAGCCGGCCGGGCCACCGCCACAATCGACGGCGTGATCCTCCTGCTCGGCCGGATGCTCAGCGACGCCGTCTACGACAACCGGCTGCCCAGCACGCCGGTGCGGCCGAAGGGGCGCCGGGGCCAGCGCGAGGGCGACAACGCCGCCAAGCGCAAGGGCATTGCGATCAGCCTCAGTGCGCTGCTGGCGATATGCGGGCGCCTGCCGCGGCCCGAGGCGCTGCTGGCGCTGGCGACCGCGTTCACCGGGATGCGCTGGGGCGAGGCGGCCGGGATGCGCCGCAGCTTCCTGTTCCTCTACCCGGCCGACGGCGAGATGCCCGCGTACGGCTGGTACGTCGTCGACAAGAAGATCGGGGCCCTGCACGAGGGTGACAAGCCCGAGGGCCCGCAGGACGACGACGATGACGACAGCGGCACGCTGTGGTTCGGACCGCCGAAGGACCGCGAGGAACGGATCATCGACTTGCCGATCTTCCTGGTCGAGCTGCTGCTCGCCTACATGGCCACCCTCCCGGCCGCGCAGGACCTGCTGTTCCCCACCACCAGCGGCGAGGGCTACCGACGCTCGAACTTCGCGCGCGCACTGTGGCGCCCGGCGTGCGACGGCTGGCCGGCCCGCTCGCCGCGGCGCGGGCACCCCGGGCTCGCCGAGGCGCCCCCGATCGTCGCGACGCTGCGGTTCCACGACCTGCGACACACGCACGAGACGTGGATGAGCGAGGACCACATCCCGAGGGTCGCCCGCGATGCCCGGCTCGGCCACGTCACGCCGGGCATCGAGGGCACGTACAACCACGTCACGCCGGAGATGAAGATCCAGGTCATGGAGGCGTTGGAGAAGCGGTGGGCCGCGGTCAGCGCGTGGCCGCACGCCTGGATGGGGGCGCCTCCTAGTTGATCTCCCGTTTTCCTCCCAGTTGATCATCAGGGCTCCCTCCGGAAGATCACGGAGGGGGCCCTGATGCTGGTTACGGCAGTGGAGCCAGGGGGACTCGAACCCCCAACCCCTGCCTTGCAAAATGTGGGTCACTGGTCTGTGGCCAGGGCGTTTGCGGCACTCCCCCGGTGACCAGGTAATTCATTGCCTTACCGTCGAGTTCCGTCGAGTTCCGTCGAGAAAAACAGGGGACCTTCCACAAGATCATCTCCCATTTCTCTCCCATCAGAATCCTGATTAAGTGGGACGTCAGCCTGCGCCTTAGCTGCTCAAGGCTGCGAGCCGGCCGCAGCGGCGCGCGTGTTGAACCACGCCACCCACTTGCGCAGGTGCTCGGCATCCGATCCATCCACGACCGTGACTCCCTCGAACCCAGTACCCGCGATCACGAGGAAGAGCCGCTTGTCCCGCTTCGGCACGGCGAGCGCGAACACGCCGAGGGCCGCTACCCGAGCAGCCGTCACGCGATCGCGGGCGTCCGCCGGCCGTTCCAGGGTGGCCCGGGCGCCGGCCAGCGGTCCGCGCGCCTCCCCGCCGAGCTCCGGATCGCCGACGGTCACCGTGCCGTCGTCGTTCAGGGTGATGCCGTAGTTCTCCTGCGCGGTGTAGCCCACGCGGCTGATGCGCTCCCGCTTGCGGTTCGAGATCCCCTCGCGGATGAGCTGCTCGGCCACTTCCGGCCGTTTCTCGTAGGCGATCCGGGCCAGCTCGGCGGCGTTGCGCTGGCGGGTGGCCTCGCGCTCCTTGGCGAACATCTCTTCCCGTTCGGCCCTGCGCTGGCCCCGCGCCTTCCTGCGCTCCTCACGGCTGAGCATGCTTCCTCCCCTGGGTGACGGTGTGCCAGCGCGCAGCGTAACCCCACGGGGATGATCGATGCAGCCGAACCGCTATGCGCCGGGCCCGCGGGGGATCTGGTAGACCGGGCGCAGCGACGGCGGGATCACGATGTCCGCCGTCTCCAACGGCAGCTCGCCCTCCCAGTAGGTGCGCTCGATCAGCAGCGCCGGCGTTCCGGCCCGCAGGTGCAGCCGCTCGGCCTCAGGACCGGTCAGGGTCCGCGGGCTGATCTCCTCGGTCGCGTGCGTGTACGCGTGGCCGATCGCGTCCATCCGCTCCGCGACGCCCCGCCCGGCGTAGGGGCCGTCCTCCGGCAGCATCACCGCCGTACCGCCCGTGATCGCCAGGGGCTCCCAGCTGGTGGACAGGTACGTCGGGTCGCCGTCCGCGAGGAAGGTGTACTCGGTGCGCATCACCCGCTCGCCGGCCGCGATCCGCAGGCGCTCGGCGAGCGCCGGACGCGCCGGTACGGGCTCAGAGCGCGACCGCCACGCCCCCGTGCGCCCCTGCGCCGCCATGTCCGCCTGCCACGGCGAGCCGCCGACCGGATCCACATACCAGGACCGTGTCATCCGGCGTACTGCGGGCCGGTCGCGCACCACTGTCGCCGTCCCTGGCCGGCTGACGGTGAGGCCTTCGTTGAGCAGGACTTTCGTGGCCTCATACGCGGTGCGGTCCGACACGCCGTACCGGCCGGAGAGCTCTGCGATGGTGGGCAGGCGCGAGCCGGGCGCGAGCGTGCCGTCCAGGATCTGCCGGCGTAGCTCGTCGGCGATACGCAGGTACGCGGGCGTCGGGATCGCTCTCACCCCTACACGTGAATCAGCGGCGACTTTTCCCGAACAGCTTGACCCGCTCTGTACAAAGCCGCAAGCTCTGTACAGAGCAGAGCATTGCCTATCCGGCTCACCCCATGGGGACCCGTCATGCCCGACGCCATCACCCTACCCGCCCGGCCCCAGCTCGTGGCCGCCGTCCGCCGCCTCGTCGCCGGACTGCTGGACGACTGCCCGCGCGCCGACGACGCGGTCCTGGTCGCCTCCGAATACGCCTCCAACGCGCTGCGGCACTCCGCCTCGAGGGACGGCGGCGTGATCCGTCTGGTCGTCGAGCAGGGCGACGGGTGGGCGCGCCTGCAACTGACCGACGCCGGACAGGCCGCCACCGCGTATCCGGTCGAGCGCGACGACGCCGACGAGTACGGACGCGGCCTGATGATCGTTGACGCCGTCGCGGACAAGTGGGGCCACACCCGGGAGCTGGACGAGTCGGTGCACTGGGCCGAATTCACCTGGCAGACGGAGGAGTGCGATGGAGATCAGTGAGCTGGACCTGGACCGCGAGTACGAGCGGTTGCGCCGCATCCTGCTGATGCTCGACATCCAGATCGACAGCGAGGGACTGCGCCTGTGGCACGAGCGCGTCGCAGAAGGGCACCCGCCGTTCCCGGTCAAGGCGCTCGGCGAGCTGGAGGCGTGGGCCGCCGCGATCCTGGACCGCGACTAAAAGCCGCGGCCCCCGGCGATCAGGGCGCGCCGGGGACCGCGCCGCCGCGCCGGGCCCACGGCGCCCCCCGACCCGAAGGAGTACACCGCATCATGCCCGAGACTGAAGCGCAGAAAGCCGCCCGGGAACTCGCCGAGGCGCTGGCCGCCGCCGACACGGTCATCGAACTCACAGCGCGATTCGACGCTGCGATGAAAGCCAAGGACGAGTGGGAGAAAACCCACAACCCGGACGGCACAGCGAAGTAGCGCCCGTACGGCCCCGGGGTCGTGTCAGCCGCCCAGTAGCCCGTCGACGGCCGAGATCACACCCGGGAACGGGGGCGCGCTGGCCGCCGGCAGGCTCACCGCGGCCGACACGACCAGCGGCCGCGGGACCGGCCCGACCGTCACCACGACCGCGATCACCGGCGGCGACGGCGTGGGCGTGGGCGACGGGCCCGCGCCGCCGGCGCCGGACCCGGTGGACGGCGAGCCCGGCGACATCGGCGTGCCGGCCGAGCTCGACCCGGTTCCGGTCAGCGCGGCCGCCCCGCCGCCGGTCGACCGGGCGGTGGCGGACGGCGACGGCCCTGCGGCCCGGCCCGTCGCCGCCGATCGGGGCGCGCCGGCCACCACGTGCGGCGCCCCAGGAGACGCCAGCTGCGCCAGCTGATGGCCCGGCACGAGCGCCTGATACACCGCCAGGGCCACCGCGCCGGCGGCCAGCGCGCCCCACACCGCCTCCTGCGAGTGGCGCCCGGCCCGACTCACCGGCTCAGCGCCTGGACCCACAGGCCCGCCAGCGCGCCCGCGGCCGCCACCACGCCGGTTACCTTCTGCCATGTCCACTGCCTCCGCGACTCATCGCGCTTGGCGAGCTCGTCCATGTCCGTCTCGTGCTGCTCGCGCAGCGCACGGACCTCTTCTTCCAGGCGGCCGAGCCGATAGTCGACGCCCTTCTGGACGGCCTCGAACAGGTCGCGCCTGATGGGCTCATTCGGCATTCACCCCGCCTAACTGATCGCTCCCGGTTGGGTCAGGCCGTGGCAGCGGGCGCCGCGATGTTCAGCTGCCCGGAGACGGCCAGCGTCCCGGTCAGCGGGTTGGCCGGCGCGCCCTTGAGCGCGGCGAGCAGCTGCGCCAGCAGCGGGGCGGTCGGCGCGAAATCGACCAGCATCTGCGCGATGGCGCCCGCATCGACGGTGATGGACGGCAGGTTCAGCTCGCCGTTGAGCGTCGCCGGGTCGTCCACGCCGGAGATCACCCCGCCGTCGAGCAGGTAGACGGACGCGTTGCCGCTCACGCGCACGATGGTGGCCATCTCGGATACCTCCGGTGTCGGGGCCGCGGGAGCCGCGGCCTGGATGTCCCACAGCGGTGCGTCCGCTGCGAAGTCGTTGAGGTCGTAGCCGCCGGTGTCCTGGTACTGCTTGGCGGTCCACGACGGGTCGTCGTCCACGCCGTCCCAGTTCGCGACGTTGTAGCCGCCGGACGGACGCGGGTTCGCCAGGACGGTGGACTGCGAGCCGTACAGCAGCGTCTTGAACCCCGCGGCGGTGACCACGGCGTCGAACGCGTCGACGTAGGCGGCGTCGACGGCTGTCTCGAAGTCCAGCTGGATCAGGGTCCCGGCCGGCTGGCTGTGCGCGCGGGCCCAGGCGACCGCCGCGTTCGCGTCCGACTGCGCCTGGGCGCTGCCCGAGGGGTCCGAGCGCGTGTAGATCGGCAGCCGGTACCGGTAGGGCAGCGCGGCGATCTCGGCGTCCGACCAGACGTGCGGCGTGTCGCCGCCGATGTAGAAGCCCCAGCCCTGCACCGATGACGGATAGGAGCTCGCGGCCAGCGGATATGCCGAGTCACCGACCTGAACCATCGTTACTCCTCCGATCGAACTACTGTTCGAATCCCATGGTAGTCACGCCCTCCCCGCGGCAGTAGGCCGCTAGCCTCCCACCGCGACCGCATAGATCATGAAGTTGCTGGCCGTCAGCGACCCGACCGCGACCGAGGCGGGCAGCGTGGACTGCCCGGTCAGCACAGAGGAGAGCGCCGGGGACTGCCCCATCTCGCTGGCGATCAGCGGCGTGACGCCGAACGTGGTCGGTGCCGTCGCGCCGGTGACCACCAGGGCGCCGATCGCGTACTGCTGCCCGGCCTGGATGGTGACCGGCGAGGTGAGGTTGAGGGTGTAGGCCGTGGACAACGTCGCGAACGTCGAGGTGGTGTTCGCCGATACGCCGACCTGGGCGAGGTTCCCCGACCCGTCGACCGTGTAGAGACCGAACGCCACGTAGGACGGAGTCGCCCCGGCCGCGGTGCCGTCGCCCACCATGCGGATCCCGGTGACGACCGCCGTCCGCTTGGCCTGGAAATACGCGAAGCGCACGGATCCCGACGACATGGTGATGGTCGTCGCCGCGGCCCGCCGGTCGACCGTCTCCTGCCCCGCGGCGAGCTTCCCCTCGTTCCACTGGTCCAGGGGCGCGGGCAGGTTCGTCGAGTTGCGCAGCCCGATCATCACGTTGCCGACGGTCAGCACGCCAGCCACCTGCACCGGAGAGACGCCATAGTTGCCATACGGCGTCGCACGCTGGTCGATCACGACGTTGCCGCGCACGACGCACGCCGTGGCCGTCGACGGCGAGTTGAAATCACAGCGGATCCCAATGTTCTGCGTCAGGTCCGACGACGCGATCGCCGTCACACCGTCCGCCTTGAAATGGGTGCCCGGGTCGATGATCGTGTTCTCGCCGATCACGACGGATGTTGCCCCGTCGAACGTGATCCCGGCGTCCGCGCTGCCGGTGATCGTGTTGTTGCTGACCTGCAGCCCGTAGGCGATCGACGTGCCCGGGCTACCGGGGCTCGACGAGCTGCCGCGGATCAGGATGCCGGACACGTCACTGTCGGTCGGCCCGGCGACCTCACCGCGGTAGTAGAGGCGGTTGATGTGGTTGCCGGAGACGACGCCGAATTTCGGTGCATCCACAACGTAGATGCCTGATTCGCCGCAGCCGTACACGACGTTGCCGGTGCACACGAAGTTGCTCGGGCCGACCGCGCCGGAGAATCCGGCCAGCCAGAAACCGTGGTAGCAGCAGTTTTCGGCGGTGTTGCCGACGCAGACCACTTTGTTGTTGCCACGGCTGATGCTGAATCCATTGTCGGCGCTCATCAGCGAGTGGTTACCCAGGCATTGGACCTCCTGGTTGTAGCCCCACCCGGCATCCATGCAGTTGTAGAACGAGCAGCCCTGCACGAGCACGCGCCCGGTCACGCCGAAGATCTTGATCGGGAGGCTCGAGCAGTTCTGCACCGTCACGTTCTGGATCACCACATTGGTGATCACCGGCATGCCGGCGTTGGACACGTCGAGCGACCCTGAGATGTAGATCCCCGTGTTCGTCCCGGGGCCGGACGTCGTGCGTGCCCTGGTCGGTACGGTCACCGTCTGGTTCACGGTGCCCTCGATCAGCAGGTCCCGAATCGTGATGTTCGAGGCGGCGACCGTCGTCGACGAGGAGATCGCGAAGTTCACGCCGAGGTTCTTCAGCTTGCTGTAGCCCGGGATCCCGGCCAGGGTGACGTTGCTCTTCGGCGTCAGGCCGGTGCCGGACACGGCGTGCTGGCCGAGCAGCACGACGCCGCCGCCGGCCGCCGCCGCCGCGTTGATCGCAGACTGGATGATCGCGGTGTCGTCCGTCGTATAGTCGCCGGCCGCGCCCCACACCGGCGAGAGGACGTCGTACTGCGCCGCGGGGCCGCCCAAGGGCGCCTGCGGGGTGAAGTTACCGGACCCGTCGCAGGCCAGCACGTCGCCGATGGCCGCGCCCGGGACGTTGATCGGCGGCGAACCGGCGAGGGTCTGCGTCCCGGTCGAGGTGTCGCCGGTCTTGGAGACCTTGTCGTCCAGACCGAAAACGAACGCTGTCACATCAGGCCCCTCATGCGAAAGTCCCCATCACGATGTATGACCTGCCATAAGGCACACACAGGACCGTGTCCCCGGCGAGCGGCGTGTACCCCGACCACACCGGATACGGCCCGGTCGCCGCGGGCTGGCCGGTGAACTTGACTGTCGGCTGCCCACTGGTGTACGACCCGGGGATCACCCCGACCCGCGTCGTCACCAGGACTCCCGGGTCCAGCACAAGGATCCTGGCCTCGACCTTGCGGAGCCTGTCCGAGAGCCCAGCGATCAGCTGCTCGAACAGCCGGCCCGGCGCCTGCGGGAACTGCGGAACGATCGGCATCAGGCCACCTGCGTCGAGACGTAGCCGGACAGATTCCCCAGCGTGTACGTGGTCTTCTCCTCCTGCTGCGGGCCCGGCGGGACGAGATCCCACGCCGTGTACCGGCCTGTCAGCTGCAGACCCGGTGCACCGGACCGAGGGTCGGCCGGATGGATTTGGCTTGTCGCCGCGAACCGCACCGCGTCCCCCAGCCCGATCTCGCGCACCAGCGGCGAGTGCCCGGACTCCATGAGCAGCTGCGGGGCGACCGAGTCACCGGACACAGCCGGCAGCAGCGCGTCGACGTAGGCGTTGATCTGGTCCTGGCTCGTGGCGCCCTGGCCCGGCCACGTCACGGACATCTGCAGCAGCGGGGCGCCCGCGTCGAGGTCGGCCTGGTCGACGCCGTGCGGCAGCTGCGAGGTGAACGTCTCGGAGCCGCCGTTCGACGTCGACGTCCCGACGATCCAGTTCGAGCTGTTCGAGCCCATCCGCGCGTACGCATAGTCGGCCACGTTCCCCGGGTGCTGCAACGTCTTGAACGGCGTCGTGGCGCCCAGATGCGGGAAACCCAACCGCAGCATGAACGCTGCCCCCGTCGGGGTGGGCACCGGAGCGAACGAGTACTCGAACCCGTCCGACGACGAGAGCAGGGAGAGTGCGTCCCCGGTCGCCTGGTAGTCGCTGTAGGTGCCGGAATACGTATCGACACCCGCCGCGATCATGTTGCTCGTGCCGAACGTCCACGAGTCCGTGACGCCCGCCTCGGTCGTCGTCGAGAGCTGTAGGCCCGCGACCTGGGTGTTCTGGCCGAGCGCCGGGCTGATGCCGTACTGGACGATCTGCGTGGCGATCTGCAGGATGTCCGTGTTGTTGATCACCAGGCCGCCGGTGATCAGCCGCTTCGCGAACAGGCTCTCGAGCGTGGCTGCCGCGATCGGCATCGTGCCGTCGAGCACCGAGCGGTGCGGCAGGTCCCACAGGACGCCGCCCCAGATCGGGTACCTGTCCTGGGAGCACCACAGGATCGTCTTGCGGGTGTCCAGGGCGCTGAGCCACCGCAGGTTCTGGGACGGTGCGACGTTGAGCGGCAGGTACCCGGTCAGGCGCCCGATACCGCACAGGGCCATGCCCATCTGGTTGGCCACGATGGGAATCTCGTCCGCGGTGATCTGCCCGGTCAGGATGTTGCTCGTCCAGAACCGGTAGGTGCTGGTCACGGGCTGACCGCGCTGACCAGGATGGTGCAGGACTCGGCCTGGATGGTTCCGGCGCCCTGAGTCGAGACCGCGATGGCGTACGTGTGCGTGCCCGCCGACGGAGTGTCCGCGAACCAGACGGCGCGGCCGTCCAGCTGGCCGGAGCTTGTCTGCGCGACGATCAGCGTCCATTCGTCGAGCGGGGAGCCGTCCCTCAGCAACCCCAGGTTGAATCCATTTCCGACCGAGCCGGTGAAACCGAAAACTCCGATGGACAGATCGGCTTTTACCGGCGTGTCTCCATCGCAAGTCACGCTGACGGTGGCGCCCGAAGACCAGCTCGAGCTCGTGGCGATGCCCGTGTTGCCTGAGGCGATTTGCGGTGCGAACGCGGCGGTCCGGGGGGCCTGTCCATTCCCGCGCACGAGCCGCTGCGTGGCGATGTTGTGCACGTAGTCCGACGAGTTCGACGATGCCGGGTAGGCGGCGGCGTTGGCGACCGGCAGGATCCCGCCGAGCGCCACAGTCCACTGGCGTTCATCGGTCACCGTCACACCGGTCGCTCCGGCCGCGACGTTCACCTGCGCGAGAGCGAGGGCGCCTGCGGGCGTGGCCGGCGCGGACGGGGAGCTGGCCGCCGTGCCGGTGATGATGTTGACGTTGTACGTCGACGAACTGGTGCCTACATCGTTGACCTGCGCGACGACCAGGTCGATTCGCGGGAGCGAGGGGTTGGCCGCTGCGACCGTCAGGCTGCCGCCCGTGTCCAGGCACAGCTCGTACGGGCCGCCGTCGTCACCGGATGCGCTGGGGATCCAGCATTGGCCGATCGCGACGTTCACGCTCAGGCCCGAGCCTGCGGTCACCTGGAGGTTCGTACCGACTGGCGTCAGCCGCACGCCGCCACGTGCCTGGAGGCCGGTGCCCCCGGCCGCGCCGCAGCCGGTCATCTGCGCGGCCTCGGCCAGGCGCAAGTCCTGCCCGGCGACGGCGACACCGTCACCGTATGCCATCGGCCGGGCGGCCAGTGAGGTCGGCATAGTGGCACTCCTAGATGTAAGCGTTTTGCCAGGCGGCGGACAGGTTCGAGCCGGCGCCGGGGTTGCCGACCAGCTGCAGTTGGGTCGAGCCGGGCTGGCACACGAACCAGGCCGACGAGATGTCTGCGGGCGTGTACATGCCGTCGAGCGTCCCGGTGCGGCTGTCGAGGTCCACGACAAGCGAGTCGGAGGCCATTAGGGTGATGCCGGACCACGAGACCGTCTGACCGTCGGTGGCGTCGTAGATCGCCGGGGCCGCGATCGGCCCGGTGATCGTGAGGACCGGCCGCGTCTCGAAATTCCCACCGTTCACGACGACGAGGCGACCCGGGGGCGCCTGCGGCGGCAGCGTGATCGGGGGCGTCCACGGCGGCGCGAGACCGGTCCCGGGTGCCGGAGTGGTGGCCGATGCGGTCTGCACGGTGACGGCGTATTTGCGCGGGTTCGGCGCGACCAGCACGATCGTGAACGCCACGTCCATCAGCGTCGGGTACTTCTCGACGATCCGGCCCTGTCTGCGCACCAGAGCCTGCTTCGGGATCGGCTCGTTGTAGACGAACGGCACCAGGTCGTTGACCGGTACGGCCTGCTGGAGTTTGGTCCGGGCCAGGTCCCGCAGCGCCTGGGTGTTCGCCGTAGCCTGGACGGTCAGGGTGATGGCGCGCGGCGCGTAGTACTGCGGGGACGGCCAGCCGCCATGATCGCTCCCGCGCTGGACTACCTTGCCGCTCGTGTCGGGGCTGTCCCAGCCCTCGACCTTCAACAGAGCCCAGACGATCCCGTCGCCGTCCACGGCCCCGAGCGGGATCGTCACGCCCTGGTAGGGGCCGATCGACCCGGTCCAGTACCCGGTGTCGCCCTGCGCGGGCGGCGTCGGCCCGGCCGGCGTGACGACGATGTTCTCGATCCCGGGCGACGTGCCACCGACCGGCCCGAGCGTGCACGTCCAACAGGCCTGATAGACGCCGCCGTCCGCGGGCAGCGGCACGAGCCAATCGAACGCGTACAGCCCGGCGCCGGTGCGGTAGACCTGGGTGCTCGACGGCAGCGACGCCCCGGAGTAGGTGAACGGACCGGCGAAGTCGGCCGTCTCGCCGACAACACCGCCGTACACGATGTCGAGCTGCACACTGTCCGGGTCGGTCAGGATCCCGCTGGACTGGTCGAAGAACTCCAGAGTCAGCGTGCTGGTGCAGCCCGCGGTGGCCTCGACGGTCATCCGAACGCCCCCACGCTGGCCAGGTCCCGCATCATCTCCGCGCGCTGCACACCGTCAGGCAGGTGCTGCCCGGAGTAGTAGAAGTTGGCCGTCAGCCCACCGGCGCCCTGAGCGGTCATGCCGCCGCTGGTCGCGATCGCTGCGCCAGCTCCCGGCTTCGCTCCGATCGCGCGCATCCCGGCCGACACCGACGGGTAGATGTAGCCGTCCGTCGCCGGCACAAACACTTCTTCTTTGCCGCCGTCGCCGACGATGTAGGCGCGGCCGGCCTGCGCCGTACCGCCCGTGGCCCGGTGCGGTGCGCCGAGCAGGTTAGTGGCCCCCCCCGCGTTGACCTGCACGGTCACGGTCTGGCCGTTGCCCCAGGTGACGAAATTCTCCAAGGTCTGCTGTGCCGGCGCCGTGTTGGCGTTGACGTTCGTGTTCACGTTCGACGGGATCTGGATCAGCGACTGGATGTAGGAGATGATCGCCTGCTTCGCCGTGCCGGTCGCGCCGGTCGCGTCGACGTACGCCTGGACCTGCTGCTGGATCACCGAGTTGGCCTGATTCATCGACCCGGTCGACTGGTAGGTCGACACCGCCACCGTCTGGATGGCGGCCGCGGCCTGCTGCGCCGCCTCCGCGTTGTTGATGCCGGCCTGGGTCGACTGGTCGAGGCTGTAGCTGTTCTGGGCCCACGAGGTCTGTGCGTTGAGTAGGTCCTGGTTCAGCGATGTCTGTGCCTGCGCGGACGACATGGCCGTCCCGTTCAGCGAGTTGAGCACCGCCTGATAGCCGGTAGCGCCCGCCGTCGCCTCGGTGTACGCCGCCACGCCCTTCTCGAGCTGCTGGGACAGCGTGGTCTGAGAGCTGCCCAGGTTCAAAGCGGCGATCGAGCTGTCCGCGGACTGCTGCGCCGAGGCGACCAACGTCTGATAGCCGCTCTTCATGGTCGCCTGGAAAATCGCCGTCGTGTTGTTCAGGGTGTTGGTGGCCGCGTCCAGCTTCTCCTGGTCGTTGATCTGCTGCGTGATCTGTGCCGCCTGGGCCTTCATCGACGAGGTCAGCTGGTTTTGCGCGGCGACCGCCTTGTCGTACGGGGCCGCGTTCGCCGCGTCGTTTGCGTCCTGCAGATCGCTGGCGTACTTGCCCGTGGCCTGCGAGCCGGCGGTGGCGGCGTCGGCCTGCTTCTGCTGCGCGGCAGCGGTCTTGTTCGACGCGTCGGTGACCTTCTGCTGCGCGTCGGTGTTGCCGAACACCGCCTGCGTGTAGGTGGCCATCGACACCCCGGCCGCCTGCGCCGCCGCGGCCAGGCCGTTCGCGGTGTCCTGCTGGAGCACGTACTGCGCGGTAGTCGCGCCGGCCGTATCCAAGTCCTTCGCGATCGCCTGCTGCAACCCCTCCTGAGACAGGGTCAGCGCATCCGTGGCGTGCTGCGCCTGGATCATCGACCCGACCAGCCCCGAGAGCAGCCCGACGCCGGCGCCGATCGCCAGACCCCACGGGCCACCCATCACCGAGGCGGCCGAGTCCAGGCCGGAGGCCATCTTCAAGCTCGCGCCGGACACCGCCTCCATCGCCGCCCCGCCGCCCGCGGCCTTCTCCGACAGCGACAGCATTCCGTCGGCGGCCTTCCCCAGCCCCGAGGAGATGGAGGGGTCCAGCTTCATCGCGCCGAACAGGCCCGCCACGCTGCCGACCGTCTCCGGGGAGGCAAGGGCCCGGATCGCAGAGGTCGTCGTGTTGATGATCGGGTCGATGCCGAGCAGGTCCGCGGAGATCGCGGTGGACACGTCGCCGGCCACGTGGCCGGTGGTGTTCAGCAGGTTCGAGACCGTCCCGAGCGCCGAGGCGAACCCGGCTCCGGTGGTGGCGGAGTCCTCGGTCAGTCCCTGGAAGAAGCCGGAGATCCCGGAGCCGGCGGTGGGCAGCTCGTTGGCGAAGTCGGAGACGATGTCCTGGCTCCCGGACACCGCGGCGGACAGGCCCGGCATCACGTTGCCGGCAAGCCCCTCCACCCCGCTGGTCAGGGAGGTGATGTCGGGTTCGGCGTCGACGAACAGGCTCTTGAGCTGCGGGCGCAGGTTGTTGACCGCGCCTTCGAGGGAGGTGACCGCGGCCAGCAGCGTGCCGGCCGCCGGCGCGGCGGCGTTCGACAGGGCATCTTCGGCGTCCTTGCCCAGCGCCGTGTACGAGGCGGCGATGGCCGCGTTGCCCTTCAGGGCGTAGGCCGTCACGCCGTCCACCGCGGCGCTCATCCCGGTCAGGATCGCGGCCGGCCCGATCGCCGCGGCTCCGATCAGCGCGGCGACGATCGCCTTCGACATGCCGTCACCAGCGGACTTCCCCGTGTCCTCCGTGCTGGTCTTCGTCTTCTCGTCGACGTCCTTCAGGCCCGGCTCGACCCCGTCCGACAGGCCGTCGCCGATGCCCGCACCGACGTCCTCACCAACCTCCCGGCCCGTGTCGGACAGCTTCTCCTTCGAGTCGGTGACCTGGTCCTCGACCGCGGTGACGGTGCGATCGGCGAGGGTTTGGCCGGCCTCGTCGCCAGCCTGCTCGGCGGCGTCCTTGAGTTCCTGCCCCAGGGACTGCCCGGCCGCCGCACCGGCCTCGCTGCCGGCGGCGCCCATCCTGGTCTTGAGCTCGTCCTCGATCCCGTCGTCCTGAAGGGTGACGGCCACATACGCATCAGCGATCTTGAACGCCACGCGGTACACCACCCTTCGGTCTCTGGTTGAAGGTCTCGGCCGCCCGGGCCATCGCCTCGGGATGCCGCGCGACCCAGTCGGACAGGCTCATCGCCGGCGCGGACTCGATCGCTACCCGGCGCTGCGCGTGGTGGGCGCGGACCGCGGCCAGCGCCCCGCCGTACACGCCGATGCGGCGGGCCAGCGAGAAGAAGCGCGGGCCGCTCAGCTCGTCGAGGTCGTCGACCCGGTGGTACACCGAGAAGTCCGAGCGGAGCTCCTCGATGACGCCGAGCGTCCAAGCGATCTGCCCGACCCGCGCGGTCAGTTTCCCGGCATCGCCTCCAGCTGGCCGAGCGCGTGATCGGAGAGGAACCGCTTGAGGTCGGTCAGCTGCTCGACGGTCACCGAGGCGTCCTCGAGCAGTGCTTTGAGGGCCGCGTTGCCGCACAGTTCGCGGACCAGGACCAGGAGCTTGCCGCCCTCCGTGGGCACCGTGTTGAGGGCGCCGGTCAGCGCGAGCGCGTCGGTCGCCTCGACGCGCTCCGGCATCGTGAAGATCTCGCCGTCGATCTCGAATGCCGGCACCTGGGCCGGTTCGGCCGGCCGCTTGGTGAACCGCAGGTACTGCGGGACTGGCGATGTGCCGTTCGCCGCGGTGGTGCGCCTGGCCTGCGTGCGTGCGCGGCCGGTCGTGGTGGCGCGGGCAGTCATGCGGTCTGGTCCATCTTCACCCAGGGCCGGATCGTCGAGCTGACGAAGTAGCAGCCCGCGGCGATGTCGATCAAGTCGTCCTTCGTCGGGTCGTACTTCTCGGTGACTTTGACCTTGTTCAGGACCTTGCGGAAGATGGCCCGGCGCCGGGCCGCGCCGCCGCCGGAGAGCTGCGGTGCCCAGCCGTCGACCAAGAACGCGGAATACTGTGGGATCGACCCGGCGGTCTGCTGGCCCGGCTCGTAGATCGTGATCCCGTCGCCGACGGTCACCACGCCGAAGTTGTTCAGCGCCAGGGCGAAGTTGGCGACGGTCGCCTCGAGGCAGGCGAAGGTGATCGTCGTCTTACGGCCGACGACGCGGCCGCCGATCGGGTCGATGACCTGGTCGGCCACCGTGTCGGAGACGTCCTCGTCGTCCTCCCAGGACACGCCGCCCTGGGTCGCGCCGATGAACGTCCAGCCGGCGCCCGGGTCCTGAATCAGGGCGGCGTTGGTCTGGGCGGGTTCCGTGGTGCCGGTCGTCGCGGCCCAGACGTAGGCCTCGCCCTTGATGTAGTTCAGCGGGTTGATGTCGGGCATGTCAGACCGTCCCGGGGATTTCGAGGCAGGCGACCGTCACGCCGACGATCGACGAGAGATCGACATAGGCGTTGCCGTCCGCCTGTGTGAAGTTGCGGCTCAGCGGCTTGCTGAACTGCGGTGTCGTGTTGCTCGTCGGGAGCGCCTGGGTCGGCGCTGTGACCTCCAGGCCCTCGATCTCCGTGGCCACGTTGAACGTGGCGGTCGAGGCGGTCGACCCGCAGATCCAGGCCAGGAACCGGTTCGGCGCGTTCTGATACTCGACGCCGGTCACGGCGGACAGCGCCGTGTAGGTCGGGTTGACCAGGAACTCGTCGATGGACTGTGGGGTGAGCTGCTGGCGGGACATCAGGCCTCCGTCGCGGGGCTCGTCGTCACCGGCGCGGCCGCGGCCGGCTTGGACGTGGGCTTCGGCGTGCTGGCCGGCGCCGGGGCCTCGGTGACCTTCGGCGCCGGCGCGGCGTCCTCGGGCTCGGCCGGGTCGGCGGCGAGCAGCGCGGCCAGCTCCTCGTCGCTGCCCTCGTAGAGCAGCCCGTTGTGCAGGTGCACCAAGGCCTGCTGCTCGGTCAGCTCGTGCACATCGCGCGGCTGATGCCTGAATCGAACCTTGACCATCTCAGTACCTTTCCGTCCACAAAGCAGGGCGTAGATATGGCTGTTCAGGGCTGTTGCCGCGCCGGATGTGGGCGCGCACGACGTACGCAATGCCGTCGCGGTGCGCGACGAACTCCCGCACCGACTCCTCGCCGTGGAACCCCAGCTCCACCGCGGCCGCGTACTCGACCGGACCGTCCTCGTCCGCGAACGAGCCGACCTGCAACTCCCACCCGCTGGCGTAGGCGGCGACCTTGAAGTCGAGGGACGCCCACAAGCGGCCGGTGTCGATCGGCACGAGGCGTTTCGCGTCGCCGAGGATGTCCGGGCCGAGATGGTCGTTCAGGAAGTCGTACTCGGCCGCGTCGAGCTCCTGCCGCCAGCCGGGCGCCATCACCACCGTGACCGTCCCGCTCACAGGCCCTCACCGACCCACGTGAACTGCAGGTCGAACCGGTACTGCGCGTACGACGAGTCGTCGCCGTACACAGGGATCGGATCCGAGAGCGGATACGCGGTCTGCACCAGGCACGGCGGGTACGGGTCCGGCAGCCGCAGCAGCGGCGGGGCCTGACGCACGCGGAAGCAGCCGACCCGGATCCGCTCCGCGAGCTGGTTCGCCGCGGCCCACGGGGACTGCTTGGACGCCGGAGCGCAGGCCCAGCACTTCGCGGTGATGATCGGCGTGTGCCGCAGCACGTACGGACTGCCGGAGCCGGGCAGCGGGACGATCTGTACGAAGCCGGTCTTGGCCCACGACTCGGGCTGGCCATCAGTCTTGCCGGGCAGGCGCGTGCCGACGCCGCCGTTCTGGTCGAGCAGCTGCTGGATGAAAGCCACCGCGACCTGTGAGTCGGTTGGCCGCGCCGCGGTCAGGCTCACCGGCCATCACCGCCACCGGCCACGGTCTCCAGCCGCTCGAGGATCTGCAGCTGCCGCTGGTTCAGGTCGAGCAGCAGCGCGGTGTTCTCGTGCGTGTGGCTGGCCAGCTCGGCCGAGATCTGGTCCGACCGTTTGGCCGCGATCAGCAGCACCGCGCCCTGCAACGCCGCTACGCAGGACAGGATCAGGTTGAGCAGGATGAACGGGTACGGGTCGAACGCGCCGTCATGCCGAGCCACCAGCAGTCCGTTGAGCACCATCCAGGCCGCGAGGAACGTCACCGCGGCGAAGACGAACGCCCAGGAGCCCATACCGAGCCGCATCCGGTCCGCGGCCCGCTCGCCGAGCGTCAGTTCATCGTGCGAGCGCACGCCGGGGTGCGGTTCCCACCAGCGGGCGGTCAGGCGTCGCCAGGCGCGGTCCATCGGTCGTCCCTCCCTTCGCTCTGCGGTCCGGGGTGGTGCTGGGTGCGGCGGCCGGTCTGCCCGGCCGTGGTGCCGCGGGGTGGTGCTACTTGCTCATCGGCTTGCGGCTCGAAGAGCCCTTCGAGCCGCTGCTGTTCTTGCTGTCGGAGCCGCCGGCGCCGATCGACGGGTACTTGGCCTTCACGCGGGCCCGAACCTGCGCCTGCTGCGCCGGGGTGCCGTCCTGCGCGACCCGGGACAACGCGTCGCGGGCGTGCGCCGCGTCGTCGATGCGGTACTGCTTCGTGGCCGGCAGACCGAAGTCGGACGCGGGCATCTGCGCCCTGCCGCCCTTGGTGTTGCGCTTGGCGTTGGTCTTGGCCGACAGCGGCGAACGGTTCGAGTTGCTGGCCACGGGGCTCCTTCCTCAGCCGGTCAGGGACAGGTCGGCGGACTCGTCCTGCGGCCAGAACGGGTTAGCCTGCTGATACACGTTGTCGACGATGTAGATCCGGCCGGTGCGCCGGTCGCGGAACCGGTCGTCCTTCTCCAGTCCGGTGCCGTGCGGCAGCCGCAGCTTGAAGATCCGCACGATGCGGTCGTCCTGCTCGCGCGGGCCGTGCACGCGCTGCGACCGCTCGATGATCGACGCCGGCACGCCGGTTTTCCACAGCGTCGGCAGGTCGACGACGTCGCCGAGGTCGGACTCGGTCTGGCCGCGCAGGATGTCGCCGGTCGTGGTCGGGGTGGCGATCACATCGGCGTCCAGGGCTGCGATCCGCCGGAGCCGACACCGGCGCCGACCATGCGGTTCTTTTGGAACGCGCTGTTCATGCGGATCGAGGTGTTCGAGGCGCGGAACATCGCGTCGAGGATCCTGCGGGCCATCGGCGCGATGACCGGCAGCGCCTGCGTGCCCTGCCGGAAGCTGATCGACAGGCCGTCCTGGCTGATGGACTGCGGGTCCATCATGGTCAGGATCTCCGGGTGCGCATGCACGTACAGCGCCTGGAACGCGGTGGCCCGGCTGAGCCAGTAGATATCGCGCTTCTGCACGTCGGTGGCGCGCCAGATCCGGTGGATGTGCGCCTCGAGCAGGACCTGCGCGATGTTCAGGTGGGACTGCGTGACCTGCGCGTTCCCGGTGTACGTGACCACGTCGGTCAGCGAGCACCAGGTGCCCGGCAGCTGCGCCGGCTCGCCCGGGGCGACCTGCGCGGTACGCAGCGTGCCCACCCACACCGGATCGGCCGACGCGGTCACGACGATCCAGTACAGCGACGAGGCGCCCGCGCTGGACTCGACGACGCGGTACGCCGACGCGCTCTCGCCGTCGAACAGGGTGATCGCGCTGTTGGGAGTCAGGCCGATCGACCACTCACCGGACTGCGCGTCCGGGGTGGCGAGCGCGGTGTCGATGGTCTCGAGCATGTCGGCGGCGTCGAAGCCGGTGACAGGCTGGTCGTTGAGGTCGACGAGGGTGATCGCCACCGTGGCGCTGTCGAGTGCGTCGACGGCCGGGTTGACCAGGGTGCCGGTCACGGTCGTGGCGGGCATGGGCGTTCATCTCCCGTCGAGCTCGGTGGGCGGCGGCAGCCCTCGATGCCGCCGTCCACGGTCGGGTGCGTTACGAGTTCTGGACCTCGATGACGCTGAAGGACTGCGGCACCGTGGCCGCGAAGCCGAGCCGGGCGCGGCACTGGAGGGTGTGCTCCAGGGCGTTGACGTTGATGTTCGCGTTGATGAACTGCGACTGCGGCTCGATGCGGGAGCCGCGCACCATGTTCTTCGGGTTCGCGAAGATGATCAGCGGGTTGCCGACCGCGGCGCCGGCCTTGCCGCGCGCCCCTTGGAAGTTGCTGGTCACGATCGCGCCGCGCGAGTAGACGGCCCGGTAGCCCATGAAGTCGTCCACGAGCTTCGCGCCACCGCCGGGGAACCCGCCGGTGGACTCGGTCAGGATCGGGCGGCCGTTGAGGTCCTTGATCCCGCGCAGGGACTTCTTCAGCTTCGGGTGGATGATCGCGATGCCGGTCGACTCGTTCCAGAACGTGGTGTTCTCCGCGAGGCCTAGGCCGTCGTTGAGCACGTCGTAGGACAGGCCGGAGGTCGGGGTGAGCGTGTAGTTGGTGTTCGCGGTGTAGTCGACGTCGTCGTCGTCGTGGGTGACCGCGTAGTAGACCGAGTTGTATGGCAGGAACGACGCGGCGTTGGTGGAGCGGGCGGCCGACACGCCGAAGCAGGCGTTGTCGTAGGAGATGCGCAGGGAGTTCATCCACTCGAACGAGGTCGAGTCGATCACGTCGGCCGCGGAGTCCTCGACTTCGGCCTCGTCCAGGGTGAACTTGCCGTTGAACTGGTACGAGTACAGCGTCGTGGTGTCCGAGCTGTTGGTGTCGTCGGTCAGCGTCGAGCCGCCGTTGACGTCCGCGTCGGTGAACCGCGGGATCTCGTAGCTGTTCGAGGTCATGTTCATCAGCCGACCGGCCGTGTACATGGCCGAGGGCTGGAGTTCCTCGTTGACGGCCTGGTCGTCCCAGATGATGGGTGTCCAGGCACTGAAATCGGATACCGCCACTGCTCACCTCCGGAGCGTCAACCCGGAAGGTGAAGGCGGCTCGCCGTCCAGGTGTGGTCACTGGTGGCGAGCGAGGCTCTGCTAACGGACGCCGGATGGGGCTATCGAATTGGGGCGGCGCGCTCTGGCGCCTGCGAGGCTCGGGGTGCGCTCTGGCACTCCAGCCGATTCGGATGCTACAGCGAATCGAACATTTGTGCGACTAGCCTCGCCGGTGCGCGCCGTCCGGTGTCGGCCGGGCGGCGCGTCACATCAGGACGAGCGTCGGCGCCCCGCGCTGCGCGCGGCCGCCTCAGAATTCGCGATCACCCGCTCGCCGTATGTCATCTGCCGCTGGACGGGGCGCCCCTTCGCGCTGCCCTGGTCCACCGCACCCATCGGCCGGCGCGCGCCCTGCTGCGCAGCAGCTTCGGGCTTGGCGAACAGCTTCGGATACCGGTCCTGAACGTCATCGAGCCACGCATCCAGGTCCGGCTCGTCGTCCTCGGTGAAGTCGATCTCGTCGGGCTTGAGCCTGCCGAGCGCCAAGTCGACCATCTCCGGGTCAGCCCCGCGGTCAAGCAGCCCCGCCTTCGCCGAGGCGCGCACCGCGCGGGCCTGCCACACCGCCAGCTGCGGATCCGGGCCGGCCGCCGCGCCGCCCTCCTGCCCGTCACCGGCCGGCTGCGCGGGCGCCTCCGGCCTCTTGGCCTCTCGCAGCTTCTGCGCCTGAGTACGGGCGCGCTTGAGCTTCGCCCGCTCGGCCTCCAACGCGGCCTGCGCCGCCGCCCACTCCTCACGGGTCGGCGGTGTCCACTCCTCGGCCGGCTGGCCACCGTCGCCGTCGGCCGGGTCGTCGCCGAGCGCCGCTTCGAGCTCGTCGAGCGGCTCGCCCTCGGCCGGCTGCTGGCCCTGACCTTCCGGCGGGGCAGCGGGTGCTGGTGTCGGTGGCATCTGACTCTCCTTCTTCGAGGGCTATCCGACGCGCAGGTTCGTGCGCGGCCGGTGGCGGGTGGAGAACGAGCCGCGCGCCACGTCCCGGGCGCCGCGCTCGTTCACGGTTCGGGGCAGCCGGTTCGCCTGGCGCACGAGCCGATCGGTCGCGCCGAGCCGGGCACGGCGCGAGTCGTAGTCCGACCAGCCGCGCGCCACACTGCGCTCGGCCTCCCGGCGCAGCGCCGCGGGCACCATGACGTTGCCGGCAGCCAAGATCCGCAGACGGCACCGGCAGTTCGGATGCCGGGGCGGTCCCATCAGCGGCATCCCGGGCGGCCAGACCAGCGGCGCCGAGCCCGGCTTGCCGAACGTCGCGTCCTCGTCGAACCCGTCACCGCTGTTCGGATCGATCACACGGCCGGACAGGGCCAGACAGGTCAGGCAGGCGCCACGCTCGGCGACCCACACGACCCGCAACCCGTTGTCGACCAGCGGCGTGCGGCCGTTGGACGACAGGGGCGGCTGCGCGGCCATGACGCTACGGTTCGGTAGGTTCTCGGCGAGCGGCGCGCGCTCGACGGTGGCGGGCGGCGCCGGCCGCGGTGGGGGCGTGAGGGTGACGATCTGCACTGCCGTCTGGTTGACCGCCCGGTTCGTGACGGCGCGCACCTGCCGCTCGACCCGCGAGGTCACTCCTGCGGCCCGGCCGGCGACCGCTTCGAGATCCTTGGCGGACGCGAGTGGTCCGCCCGCGGCCCGCCGGACGGTCTCGACGGCGGCGGCCAGGACCTGCTGCGCGGCGGCGCCGGCGCCGGACAGGACCGGGTCACGCTCCAGCTGCCGGCGCACGTCCTGCGCAGTGACGCCGAGGGTGGGCAGCAGCCGCTTCTCCTGGTCGAGCGCGAGCGAGATCCCCGCGGCCACGGCCGCCGCCGTGTGGCCCGCGAGGCTGACGGCCAAGGCGGCGATGGCCGCGTTCAGCCTGTCCCGCGCCGCTTCCTGCTGGGCTGCGGTCAGCTGACCGTCGGCGGCGAGCTTCGCCTTGGCCGCCTCGGCGAGCGCGAGCGCGATCAGGCGCCCCACCGCCTTGCGCAGCACGCGGGTGACCTTGCGGGCGCTGGCCAGCTCCAGGGCGAGCGCCTCGGCGTCGACCTGGTCGCGGTCGTCCAGGAGCGTGGCCACCGGCTACCGGTCCTGTGGCGGGATCGGGTCCATCGGCGGGGTGCCGGGCGGCAGCTGCTGCGCGAACCCGGGCGGCAGGCCCGGGCCGGCGTCCTCCGGACGCAGCGGACCGCCCGCGGGCAGCGCCGGGAATCCGCTGGGGCCCGGCTCGGGTTCGTCGTCCTCGTCGTCGGCTTCGAGCATGGCCCGTGGGATCTCCGGCAGCAGGTCGCCGAACAGCTCGACGACGATCGCGTTCGCGCCCTCCTCGCTGATGATGTTCATGCCGGCGGCCAGGCCTAGCTGCTGGAGCCCGGCGGTGATCTGCCCGAACATGCCGATCTTGCGCGACAGGCTGTTCTCCTGCTGCTTGTCGGCGAACCAGGCGCTCACTTCCGCCTCGTCGAAGCCGGCTTGGACCCAGGCGACGATCTCCGGCATCCCGTTGGCGATCTTCGCGGCGATGGCCTGCTGGGTGAGAAGATCCGCTTGCGCCGCGTACATCTTGGCGCGGCCCTGCTGGTATTCGGCCTCGGCGAACACTGTCGAGTAGGTCGCGGCCCACTCCTGCGCCTGGGCCTCGGGGACGCCGGCCTCCATGAACGCCACGTCCCGCGGCACGCCGAGGCTGATTTTTTTCTCGACGAGGTTCCAGACCTCCATGAGGTCGTTGGTCACCGGGTTCGCCCACGACACCGTGACGCGCGCAGTGATGTTGAGGACCGCCAGGGCGAACTCGTACGCGGCCTGCCACGCGCCGGCGAACAGCGCCATCCGGTCCAGGACCTTGCGCACAAGCGGCTCTTCGGCGATCTTCAGCGCCTCGCCGGACGGCATTGTCGTGCCCAGGCCGGCGAATTTCCACAACGGCGTGTTCGTGGCGGTGGAGATCAGGTTCGCGAACTTATTGATCGGCTCAATCAGCGTGCTGACATCGGCGGTGGCGAACTGGCCGACCGACCGGAAATTCTTGAAAAGCTGGATCGAGCCAGGGTTGGCCTCCCACTCCGACCCCGTCTCGTTGCTGATCGCGCCCGCGTTGACCGTCGTGGTCGACAGGGCCTCTTCGGCGTAGTCGTGATCCCAGTCCGCCGGCGAGTGTTCAGCGAACGGGTCTTCCCGCACGCTCTGATTGCCGAGCGAATCGGCTTCCTGCAATGCCCAGCGCTGCGGATAGGCGGAGAAGGACATCGTGGTCATCAAGATCTCGACGGACTGCGACAGGCCGGCCTGCTCGGCCCACGCGTTGCGGTGCTCCGGCTTGCCGAAGTCGACGTCGGTGCGCAGGTGGAAGACCGGGACCCGTCCGTATGGGTTCGGCATCGGCCACGATGCGGCCGGCGCGGTGTCGCCGTCCGGGTCGTCGCCCGAGCCCGGGTAGTCGTTGTCGCCGTCCTGGTCCGGATCGATGTACCGGCGGAAGTCAGCGGCCTTCTTCTGCTTCGTGCCCTCGTTGCTGATCCACTTTTCGATGCGGTCCGGGTAGAACAAGTTCATGCGGATGCGCTCTTTGCGGTCCTTGTCGGACTGCATCCACATCTGCGCGAAGAACAGCTTCCGCCTGGGGTTCTCCGGGTCGTAGAACATCCTGCAAAACCTCGGGTCGCCGTAGGTAATGTTCACCCCGAGCGGCGTGGCCACGTCCTGCACGTCGATGTCGCCGGACAGCTCCGGCGCCGCGTCCGGCGGCACGTTCTGGTCAGGCCAGACGATGATGTAGGCGTCCCCGTCCCGCAACGCCTTGCGGTTCCACGTGCGGTACCGCACATCGAGCTCGTTCTCCTTGATGACCCGGCCAAGCAGGTTCGTCGCCGAGTCGGACGCCGCGGAGTCGGACGCCTGCCCGGCCGACGCGGTCACCGAGGTGATCAGGAGTCGGTCGTTCACCGCGTCGATCACCGGCGAGCACAGGTTCGGGTCGAACTCGATGTCCGCCTGCCGCAGCGTGCGGCCCTCGCGGGAGAGGGTGAACCGCTCCCAGATGTTGATCGAGTCGTACTCCTCGGCGTGCTCGTACCCTTCGAGCGCCTCGCTGATCTCGTCGAGCACGAGCTCGATGTCCGTGTTCGGCGCGTCGTCGATCCACGGCCCGTAGCTCGGGACGGTGTAGTCGCCGGTCAGCGGCACGTCGGTTCCCCCTTCATCGGTACGAGAATTGATGGACGAGGGCTTTGTCGCGCCGGGCGTCGGCGGACTTCAGGATGATCGCGGCGAGGTGCTCGACCCCGGCGGAGGCGGCGTCGAGGATGTCCTCGTGCAGCACGTTCGGGTAGGCGCGCTGCTGCTTCTCCAGCGCGGGCAGCGGCTTGGCGTGGGCGACGCGGCCGCCGCGGCGCTGGTACGCGGCAAGGCAGCGCTTGATCCGGACCGGTTTCGGCTCCTTCTGCGTGAAGGTGCGCATCCGGACCGGCAGATTGTTCAGCTCCATGTACCAGAGGTCGCCGCCCTGGTTGGCCTCGACGAGCACATAGTCGACGTCGTATTCGAGGATGAGCTCGATGATGCGGGCGCGCCGCGGCTCGCCGGTCAGCCGCAGCCCGATCGCTTCGAGGACGAACAGCTTGCGGTCGTTCAGGTCGAGGCCGACGATCGCGACACCGGTCTCGTCCGAGGTGGGCTTGGCGGTTACCGCACCGTCGATGACCATGACGACGCGGGCGTAGGCCGGCCGCGAGTCGTAGCGGATGTCGCCGGGCTGCCACCAGCCGCCGTTGCCGGTGGGCTGGTTGGCCATGTTCAGCTGGAAGCTGTCGGTGCCCTCGATCGAGATCAGGTAGGCGATCGTCCAGCGCTGCGGCCACAGCGACACCCGCGTGCCGTCCGGCTGGTCGATGATCGCGTGGTAGTAGTGGACGCGCACCTTCTCCTCGCGCGGCCACTGCGGTGAGTCCGGGTCGGTGGCCTGCCGTACCAGGTCGTGGATGATCGAGCCGTCCATGGTGGTGGTGCCGACGAACCACAGGACGGCGTTGAGGTTCATCGGCATCAGGGCATTGCGGACGGTGGCGAGGCGCTTTTCCTTCTCGTGCTCCGAGTAGTTCGAGGCGTCCGGCTCGATGTCGTCCAGGATGATCTCGTCCGGGCGCTGCTCGCCGATCTTCGCGCCGAGCGTCGAGGAGTCGATGCCGCGGGCGGTGAACGCGACGCCGGAGGCGGCGATGTAGACGTCCTGCCGGTCGGCGACGGGCATGCCGTTCGGGCGCCGCTTGGCGGCGCACAGCTTCGGAAAGTCCCGGCGCAGCCGCGAGTTCTCGTCGAGCTCTCTCTTCAGGGACGCGAGGTGTCCCTCGGCCTGGGTCGCCGTGTTGGCGAACGCGGCGATGTACTTGCGGTGCCGGTAGGCCAGCGCCCACAGCGGCAGGATCAGGAACGCCCACGTCGACTTGCCGGAGCCGCGCGGGGCGACCCAGGCGTCGCGGCACTCGGCCGGCCCGATGTCGCGCCGGATCCATTGGCGGGCCGAGCGGCACAGGTCGATGTGGAACTGCGAGATGGAGATCTGGCCGCCGGTCTCGTCGCAGGACAGGTGGTGGCGCAGGTAGATGATCGCGAACAGCAGCGGGTCGACGCGGCACAGCGACCTGCGCGCCCGGTCCGTGGTCAGCTGCGCGGTGCTGTAGCGCAGCAGGTACGCGGCCCAGGTCCAGCTGGCGGGGTCGATGTCGGCGAGGTAGTCGTCGACGGCCTCAGTCGCTGTCGCCACCGTAGATCTTCCGCATCTCGCCAGCGACGATCTGCTCGGCCTCGCGCACGAGCTGCTCCATCTCGCTGTCCCCGGCGCCGGTGGGCTCGATTTCGAGCGGCTGCCCGTCGAGGTCGAAGAGCCTGCGCATGGACTCGCAGACCTTCCGGCCCGCGTTGATCGAGGGGACGTCGCCGGTCTCAATGCCCGGCATCAGGGACTCCCACATCAGTTCCAGGCGTGCGAACTCGCGGGCCCGCAGCTGGCTGACGGCCTTGACCGGGACGTCGCGTAGGACGCGCTGCACGGCCCGGTAGGCGTTGCCGCGGGAAGCGAACCCGAGCTCCTCGGCGATCTCGTCGTAGGAGAGGCCTTGCTCAAGTAGGCGGGCCGCTTCGGTGTCGCGTTCGACGGTGGTGATGCTGCGCTGGAAGCGCGCATTGCGGTCGCGGGAGTGCGCCTGTTCAGCCACGGTGCCCCTCCCTGACCACTGCGTCTGTAACCGTCGTCATGGTCACGAAGGTACAGCAGTTTTTCGAACGTATGTACTACCGTTACGGCATGGATCGAACAGCCGCCGACGGGAAGCCTCCGCTGGTGGTCGGCGGATGGCTCGCCGACAACGAAGGCGTCGGCTACTACCGCATCCGCGTCCCGCTCGACGCGCTGGAGCAGCGCGGCCACCACGTCGAGTACCGCGGAGACATGCCCTGGCGGCACGGCAAGCGGCCGCCGACGCATGTCCTGGTCGGGCAGCGCGTCTCGAACCCGGGGCCGTCGCGCCGGTGGCTGTACTCGCGCGGTGAGGTGCGCCGGGTGTTCGAGCTGGACGACGATCTGCTCAACGTCGACCCGACCAGCGCGGCAGCCCGCCACTACTACGCCGATGCGCGGCGGCGCGCCCGCGTGCTGGCCAACATCCGGTCGGCGGACGCGGTGACCGTCTCGACCGAGTACCTCGCGCGCGTGGTCCAGGCCGAGTACGGCGTCCAGGCGCCGGTGTACGTGCTGCCGAACTGCCTCGAGGCCCGCGCGCTAGAACTGGCGCCGGTCGACCAGGCCGGGACGGTGTCGGTCGGCTGGTGGGGCAGCTCGACGCACCGCGGGGACTTCGAGCAGATGCGCGGCCCGCTGCGCGCCTGGTTCACCGCGCATCCCGAGGTGGCGCTGGTGATGGGTGGCGCGGACTACGGGCCGCTGCTCGGCGTCGACGCCGCGGTGCGGCCGTGGCGGCCGATCTGGCGCGACCCGGGCGCGTACATGGCGGGGATCGACGTGCAGATCGGGCTCGCACCCCTGCGGAACACGCAGTTCAACCGGTGCAAGAGCCCGCTCAAGGCACTGGAGTACGGGGCGCGCGGCATCCCGGTGATCGCCTCCGACGTCGAGCCCTACCGCGGGTTCGTGCGGCACGGCGAGACCGGGTTCCTCATCGAGCACGACCGCGAATGGCCGGACGCGCTCGACGCCCTGGTGAAAGACACGGACCTGCGCGCGCGAATGGGCGCCGCGGCCCGGAAGCAGGCGGCCGACTGGCTGATCGACGACCACATCCACCTCTGGGAGGCCGCATACCGCGGCGAAGGAGAAGAGAACTGAGATGCCGTACTCGTCAGGCCAGGGCAAGATGTGGCTGCTCACCCGGATCCGCGATCTGCAACCGCGCAGCATCCTGGACATCGGGGCCGGCTCCGGCACCTACTGGGACCTTCTAGGGTCCTACCTGCCGGACTGCCAGTTCACCGCGGTCGAGGTGCACGAGCCGTACGTCGACCAGTTCCGGCTGGGCAGCAAGTACAACCACGTGATCGTCGGCGACGCCCGGACCACCGAGCTGCCGGAGGCGGACGTGGTGATCCTCGGCGACGTGCTCGAGCACATGCGGTTCGGCGACGCGAAGGCGCTGTGGACCCGGTGCCGGCAGGCGGCGCGGACGGCGGTGTTCCTGTCGCTGCCGATCGTCGAGTGGCCGCAGGGCCCCGTCGACGGGAACGAGCACGAGGCCCACGTCCACCACTGGTCGTACGGGGCGGTGACGGCGCATCTGGAGGGGATCCGGGACTCGCACGCCTATCAGGCGATCGGCGTGTTCCAGGCCGGTCCGCTGGCGCAGGACGACGCGCTGTGAGGCCGGGGGTCACGGTCGTCATCCCGACGCATGCGGGCCGGGAGGACGTGTACGACCTGGCGGTGCGCAGCGTCGGGGCGCAGGAGCTGCTGCCGCTCGGCGGGATCGAGGCGGTGGCCGACTTGGAGCACGCTGGCGCGGCGGCGACGCGCGACCGCGGTCTGCAGGCGGTCCGCACCGAGTGGACGGCGTTCCTCGACAGCGACGACGTGCTCTATCCACAGCACCTGGCCGTGCTGATGAACGGCGCGCGCGAGCACCGCGCGGACTACGTGTTCACTTATTTCGACGTGATCGACCGGCTCGGCCGGGTCCAGCGCGGCGCCGACCCGCTGCGCCTGTTCGGCACGCCGTTCGATCCGGAGCGGCCGACGCAGACGACGATCACGGTGCTGGTGCGGACCGACCTCGCGCAGGAGGTCGGGTTTCAGGCGCCGGAGGCGGGCGCGATGATCGACGGGCAGGTCGCCGGCGAGGACTGGCGGTTCACCTTGGGCTGTCTCGCCGCGGGCGCCAAGATCGTGCATGTGCCGGAGCGGACGTGGGGCTGGCGGCACTGGGGTCGCAGCGCGCCGGGGCGGCCGGGCAACACGAGCGGTCGGGCGGACCGCTGGTAACCGGGCTTTCGCTCATGCGTTCGATCCGAGTACCCTCGACGGCAGCAGAGTGGAGCAGTTCGGTCAGCTCGCTGGGCCCATAACCCAGAGGTCGCCGGTTCGAATCCGGCCTCTGCCACGAGTCCGGGGCCGCTTACTGTCCGGCGGCGGCCTACTCAGCGCCTGACAGACGGCGTCAGCGGGCCCCAGTGCTGCCACGCCCACTCGAAAGTGCAGGTCTCGCCGTCCTCGCCGTCCTCGACGAGCATCGGCATGCCGCCAGAGCGGCCGGTCACGCGGTAGTAGCGGCCATCGCGGTCGATCAGCCACGACCCCTGCTGGAGCACCTGCCCGACACGGCGCTTCTCGGCGCGCGCCTCGGTGCCGGGCGCGTCGAAGGCGTGGATTCTTTCCCAGCGGTTCGTGCCACCGGCCGGGTTGTAGCGGCTCACGTGCAGCACTCCGGGCAGCCCGAGGCGCGTGCTGCGCGTGAAGCGGTACAGGGTTCCGCGGATCGTGCGCTCCCAGACGAGGTTCGGCCGGTCGCCGCTGATGATCGTGCGGTCGGTGGTTTCGCGGCTATCGGTCATCGCACTGCCTCGGTCGTCTGGTTGGTGAGGTGCTGGATGAGGGTGTCGCGGTGCTGCTCGGCGAGGGCCAGGAGCGCGAGTTCGAGCTCGGAGGTGGTGACGCGTTTGCCGCGGGCGATGGTCATCTCGGCGCAGAGGTTGCGCAGCTGCTTGGCGGCGTCCTGGGTGAGGTTGACGGAGATGTAGCGGTCGGTGTCTCTCGGCATGTCACAAGAGTACCGCAAATTCGGTACGGGACAAGTCTTGTGTAGTTGCGGTACATGCGGTACATTGAAGTTGTCGGCAGGGAACGGCAACGAAGGAGACCAGGATGATGACCGAGACCCACAACACCGAGATCCGCGCCATCGAGCTCGAGCGCAGCCCGGAGCGCGCCGAGTACGCCGCCGGCGACCTGCACCTGATCGTCGAGCAGACCGCCGACAGCCTCGGCGCGCGACTGCGCCGCGACGCCCACATGTACGACATCTACATCCCGATGGCGGACGTGCTCGACCTCGCGAACCGCCCCGTGCACCTGGTGCAGGCCGCGCTGATCGCCCTGGAGGCGCGCGGAGAGATCGGACTCGAGATCAGCCTCGACGAGGAGGAGGAGCCGAACAACGGCCCGTTCTGGGCCAGCGTCCCGGACCGCGACATGGAGACCGGCACGGCAACGGTCGGTATCGAGCCGGTCCTGATCAGCCACGTCTATGTGATCTGAGCGCGGCAGCAGAAGGCCCCCAGGACCATCCTGGGGGCCTCTTCGCTGCGCGCACGTAACCCGGCCTCACTCGGCTAACTACCTAACTCTCCCTGCTCAGCGGCGTCTACTGGATGATCTACCGGCGGGTTACGGATCTAACTCGGATCGGCCGACCTAACTCACGTCGGCCGGCTCGCGCGCTGCCATCGCGATCCGGATCGCGGCCGGGTCGACCGGGTACCGGTTGTTCGTCGACGGAACTTTCAGCCCGTACTCGTCGTCCAGCCGCGCCCTCAGGTCGGTGCCGGTCAGCCCGCGGTACGGCGGGTAGTTCGGCGCGAACACCTGCAGCCGCTTGGCCGCCTCGGCGACCGGTACCGGCTCGTCGCCGAGCACCTCGGCCAGGTCGACGAGCAGATCCCGCCGCTCGGGCGCAGCAGCAGGCCGGGCGGTCGCCTTCGTGCGCGTGCCGTCCGCGACGACGTCCATGGCCCGCGCGATGACGTCGGTGGCGGCGTCGAACCCGGTGTCGTCGTTGACCTCGATGAAGAACCACTTCAGGATCTCGAACAGCTGATCCGACACGCCTGTGATCAGCGACGTGCCGCGGTCGGTGCCCGGCCGCAGCTCGGTCGCCCGGATGCCGGCCGCAAACGACCCGTCACCGAGGAAGCCGTCGTTCGACCGCCAAGACTTCACGTAGAAGCAGGCGTTGACGCTGACCAGCTCGACGATCTTGGGCGGGATCGCTTCCTTCCGGGCCGACTGGGTGTCGAACATCAGCGTGATGCCGGTCTTGCGGGCGCGCCGGATGGTGTTCGCGCCCATCTCCACGGCCTGCTCGCCGAACTCCGGGTGGCCGAACAGCTCGTGGCACTCGGAGAACAGCGCGACGATCGGCCGCAGATCACTGCGCTCGGCGGCGATCTTGCGGGTCAACTTCTTCGCGCCGAGCTTGCGCAGCTCGTCCTCGCGCTTTTCGACCTCGGCGTACAGGTCGACCATGGATTGCAGGCCTGCCGCGGTGACGTCGTCGGTCGCGCCGCGGTGGTAGCGGGCGAGGCGCGGTTCGAACGCGTCGAAGTCGCCGTTGTTGGCGAACACGTGCACCCACAGCTCGGCCAGCGGGTCCAGGGCGCAGCCGAGCATATAGACCCGGCACGCGTTGCTCTTGCCCTGGCCCATCTGTCCGCCGGCGACGGCGTTGGCGGCGTAGACGGGGGCGAGCAGCACGTCGCCGCGCGGGGTGATGCCGACCGGGACGCCGGCGAACACATCGGCGGTCCCGGTGTGCAGCAGCGGGTATTCGGGGGCGAGTCCGTCCAGGCTGCCGCGGTCGGCAACCCACACGTCGACGGCGCCCACCGGGCCGGTCTTGGCTTTGGCCGCGTCGGCCGGCCAGACCTCGACCTGCGATCGCATCAGGTTGCGGGCGAAGGTCTCGTTCACGTCGGCGATCATGGATGGGTTGACGCCGAGTGGCAGCTCGGCGATGAAGCGGTAGCCTCTCCCCTCGCGCACGGGCGGCAGCGTGAACGCTGGCACCCAGCCGCTCTTGAATGCGGCGTTGAGCTTGGCGATGCCGAGGTGCTGGAGGGCCCGAACGACGCCGTCCGCGGTGACGATCAGCCCGGCGTTCTGCTGCTCGGGCTGGAGCTTGGCGACCCACTCTGTGCTGCTGATGGCGGCGTGGCGTCGGCCGAGGTTCCACAGCCACGCCAGCAGCCCGGCCGGGGCCGCCCACACGGCGAGCGCCATGGCGACGTCGACGGCGTCGGCGCACCAGCGGATGACGTCGATAAGCGCCTTGAGCGGGCCGAGGACTTCGCGCGGCTGGTGGCTGGCCAGGGCGAGCAGGATGCCGAGGGCGAACAGGCCGGCCACGGTCAGCCCGGCGCCGACCAGGGCCGCTTTGGCGGCGTGGGGGGCGTGTCGGATCAGGTCCATGCGGCGCCGGTGGCGTTCCTGCCGCTGTTTGCGGGCGCGATCCTCCCACTCCAGAACGCGCTCGTGGTCACCGGCCGCCTCGGCTGCGCGCATCATCCGCTCGTGGCGGGTGGTCGACCGGGAGTCGCGTGACCTGCGGGCTGCGACGGACACGCCGAGGGCGACGTGGACGGCGTGCCGGGCCACGGTCTTGCTCGCCGGGTGGGTGACGACCCGGCGCACGAGCTGGCGGCGCGCGGGCGCGTCGGGAGTCAGTTCCGGGGCTGCTTCGGACGTAGCGGCTGGTGGTGCTGGGGGTGCGTCCGTCGGCGCGTCCGCGTCCGGGACGGTCTTCACCATGCTCTCCTTCCGATTGGCTACGGCCGGCGGCGCAGTCGTCCGCCGCTGGCGGCGTGCTCGGCCTCGATACGTTGGGCGGCCTCGTAGCGGTCGCCTTCGCGTGCCTCCCGGCTGACCACATTGCCGCGCCTGTCGGTGACCGTGACCGTGTAGCGGCCCCGGCTGTCCGGCGCGCCGAATTCGACCTGGCCGTGTCCGCTGTCCAGCACGATCGGCCGTTCGGCCTTGCGGTCGCCGCTGGCACTGTTGCCGAAGAGTCCCATCAGTGCCCTCCGTCGCTCTCGCGCTGGTCGACCGTGATCCATTCGATGGCCGGGGAGCTGCCGAACGTGTCCTCGAGCTCGGCGGCGCGCTTCGCGGAGACGTCCGGGTGCTGCTGCGTCTGGCCGTTGGAGCGGATGGTCACGTCGAAGCGCGCACCGCTGTTGCTGTCGCCGACGGTGTCGTTGGGCATGGTCAGTACCTCGTGTTCGTGGGGGTCGGGTTGCGGTGGCCGCGGATCTCGACCGCGACGACGAGTGCACACAGGACTGTGGCGAGGGCGGCCAGCGCGGTGATGGCCAGGGCGATGCGGGATCCGGTGGCCGCGGTGTCGAGCAGGCTGAGGGCCGAGCCGAAGAGGCCGGCCAACATCGCCGTCTGCGCCTCGGTGAACCGGCCGCAACGATGCGGCGGCCCGCCGCGGGTCGGCGCGGCCGGCGACGTGCCGGGCATCGTGACGTCGATGCCGGGATGCGCCGGCGCCGCGGTCGACCCGTGCAGGACGATCGGGCGCTCAGCGCGCGCGAAGTCGGCAGCCGCCCGGAACAGTCCGGCGAGCTCGCCGACGTTGACCGTCTGGCTGGGCGTCGGTTCGGCCAGTTCGGCGGCCGTGACGACGCGCGCTGGCACTCTCGGCTCATTCATCGGCGTTGTCCTTCGCGAGGTACCGGCCGATGGTCCGTTCGCTCACGCCGATGCGCTCGGCGATCTGGCGCTTGGTCCAGTCGGGATGGCGCGCCCGCAGGTCCCTCGCCCGGTCGGCCGGATTGCGGGGGCGACGTGCGGCGGGACGCTGGACGCTGTCCGGCTCGATGTCCTGGACGCTGTCCGGCGCGACGGTGGGCTCAGGGCGGCTTGATCGCGGGCGGCGGCGACCGGCCGGCTGCCAGCCGCGGTGTCGCGGTCGCTGTCTCGGCCGGTACCGCACACGGGGCAGGTCGCTCGGAGGAGCGGATCCGACGAGTGCGAGGGCCTGCTCGATGTCGTGCTCGGTGTCGTCGTCCGTGTCCGGCTCGCCGTCCGGTCCGGCCGCCGCCGTGGCGGTCGCGTAGACGTCGGCCGGGCCGACCTCGGCCAGGGCGATCTGCAGGCGCAGCAGCGGGCCGACACGCCACCGCCAGCCGCGGCCGTGCAGCGTCCGGGCCGCGGCGATCGCGCCGAGCCTCTGGCGCTCCATGTCCAGGGCCCGCGGGTAGGAGTTGATGCGCCACAGGACCATGCGGCGCCACAGCTTGAGCGTCGGCCAGGGCGAGACGAGCCAGCGGGAGGTGGGGATCGGTTCGCGGCGCGACCCGGTGGCCAGGTTCGTCTGGCGGCGCACGACGTGCCGCATCAGCTCGATGAACACGACCCAGATGGACGGCATGAGCACGTGGGCGACGCGGCCGGGCAGGTTGCCGGTGGCGTTGAAGTTCAGGTAGACGGTGCCGGCGGTCGCGCCGTACACGGTGAGGCGGGCGAGCGGGTGGGACATGTCGAGTCGGGCCAGGACGAGGTCGACGCCGGAGAAGACGAAGACGGTCAGGTCGACGACGATCGGCACGAGCCAGGACCAGCGGTATCCGAATGCGGGGATCATCTCGGTGGACACGGCGCGGAACGAGAGCACCATGCCGCCGACCGCGATCAGCGCGGCCATGACGCCGATGGTGGCGGCGACGGTGGTCCAGCCGCCGCCGAGCGGTTCGACACGCCGGTGGTCCGTCTCGGCCGGGCCGCTCACCGTGCGGCCGTCCGGGCGTTGCGCAGCACGCAGACGGTGAGAGTGGCCACGAGGGCGCCGAGCACGGCGTTCGTGGCGGTCGGGTGGGTCAGGTAGCTCGCAGCGATCGCGACAGTCGCGAGGAGGCGTCGGGTAGCCATGGCCCAAGTGTAATGAAATCCTTTACACTTGGGCCATCCTTAGACTCTGGTCTGTGACTGATGAGGGAATTGAGGGCGCGGTGGAGGAGCTTCGGGCGATCACTGACCCGGTCGAACGCGCGCTGGCCGCCCACCGGTTGCAGGGGCGCATTTCGACGGCGCGCAGGGACGTGTCCGTGATCCGGACCGAGACGGTGCGGCAACTGCGCACGCGGGGCTGGTCGCATCAGCAGGTCGCGGATCTGCTGGGGATCTCGCGGGGGAACGCGCAGGGCATCGCTGAGGGCCGCGGCCTGAATGCGGACGCGCGCGACGCCGGACAGCCGGAGGACTAGACCGTCCAGGCCGGGTCGTAGTCCGGATGCTCGACGAACGGGGCGGCGAGGGCCAGGACGGCCACGGTGAGGGCTTCCTCGGCGCCCTGAACCCTCTGCGCGTCGAAGGCGTGGTAGCCGTCGCGGCGCACCTCCGCGATTCGTGTGCGGGCCCCTGCGTAGGCCTTGACGATGGCACGCTTGGCGGCGATGTCGGCTAGGACGCGGGCCGGATCCCAGTACGCCACGTGCCGCGTCGTCGATGCCGTCATGCACAGCGTCGAGCTGCCTTCGCAGTCCCACAGTCCGATGCCGTCAGCGGCGATGACGAGGCCGAAGCCGTGCTCCCAGGCTCGTTCTGAGGCGCCGCGCTCGTTGCTGGCGTTGGCTGTCCATGGCGCCGGGTCAGCGGCCGCGGCTGCCTCGGCGAGCTGCTGCTCCTCGTCGTAGCGGGCGGTCAGGAACTCGACGATGTCCACGTCAGCCATTATCGCCGTTCCGCGGAGGCGCGGGGCGTAGCTCGGTGGCGCGCAGCGCGAAGTAGGCGGCGACCGGATCGGCCGGAAGCGGCTGGTCGGGCACCGGCATGACGGCGCCGGGGCGTGTCGGGTGCGGCTCGTTGTGGAAGGTGAGCGGCAGCTGGAACGAGGGTGCGAGGGGCGCCCCGTTGTCGGCGCTGGCGTCCCGCTTCGTGAGCCGGAAGCGCATGGCGTACGAGGCAGCGTCCAGGCCGGTCGTCAGTGTCCAGTCGCCTTCCTGGGCCTGGTTGAGTTCTTCGATGGTGATCTCGATCTGGCCTCCGAGGCGGTCGACGAGAACGGCGATGACGGCGTAGGCCTGCTTGATCTCGTCGCGCCGGTTGGCTTCGCGGTATGCGGCGGTCGCTGTTTCCTGGAGGAAGTCCACGTCAGCCGCCGTGTCCGTTGGCGCGTGGCTGGAAGATCGTGCCGTCCGGAAGCGCCAGTCCGCCGGTGCGTTGCGTGGCGAGCTCGGCCGGAGTGCCGATCTTGTGACGGCTCTCGCACAGGGCGTTGCCGCCGACGACGGTGCGCGCGGGCAGAACCGGCTGAGGCTCGGCGCCCGCCGTGTTGGCCTTGCGGGCTTCCTGGATGCAGCCGGCGCAGTAGAGCACGCCGAGCTGCGGCTGGCCGAGGCCGGTGCGGACGGTGGCGAGGTCGGTTTCGTGGCGGGCGTCGGCGAGTGCTTGGGCCCATTCGCTGGCGGGGTGTTCGTTGTAGTGCTCGCGGATGGCGGACTCGCTGGTGGGGTCGACGGTGCCGGTGTTGAGGTCGACGTCGATGGTGGTGGTCCAGTCGCAGTTGTCGAGCGCGCAGCCGACGGCGGTTGTGGTAGTGGGCTCCGGCATCAGGGTCCTTCGAGGGCTTGAGGGGTGCTGGGGCGGTGGTTCCCCGCGCGTCGGGGGAAGACAACGCGCGGGGAAGCCGGGTGTTCATTGCGGCGCCCGGCCGTCAGGTGACGATTTCCCAGTCGTCGGCGAGCACGTCGCTAACCGTCGGCGCCCACGGCACGAAGTCGTGCTGCGCCGTGCACAGCATCAGGTACGGCCAGAACCGGCAGACGGTGCCCTGCGGGAGTCCGGTGGCCTGTGCCGTGTTGGCGTTGATCCCGATGCCGCCCGGGTAGCCCGGCTGGAGCGCGACGTACTGGCCGGCTGCGTTCCAGCCGGCGCGTTCGACGCGGTCGCCGCTCTTGAGTGCGGCGAGCGCCGCGCCGAAGTCCATCAGGCGTTCGCGGGGGTGCTGCTCGTCGCGGCCGGGGCCACCGCGGCGGCCGACAGCGTGATGCTCGCCGGCGTCGAGTCGACGATGTCCAGCTCCAGCGTGCCGGTGACGCCGGTCGGGTCGGTCACGGTGACGGTGACCGTGCCGACCGGCGCGTTGGCGAGCGTCGCGGTGAGCGTGGAGGGGTCGTCCGGATTGGCGGTGACGGTGCCGGCGGTCGCGGTCCAGGACAGCGTGTCCGGGACCGGCTGGCCCTCGGCGTTGTCGACGACGGCGGTCAGGGCGATGGTCTGTCCGGCGGGGATCTGCTGGTCGGCCACGATGGGTCGTCCTTCCAGGGTTGCGGTGATGGTGATGGTGGCGGCTTCGCAGGTGACGATGCCGCAGGTGCAGCCGTGGCCGAGGCCATGGGCTGTCGTCAGGAGCTCGGCCAGGTCGTGTTCGAGCTGGTCGACCTCGCGATGAATCTCTTCGAAATCCGCGTGGACGCGGCGCTTGAGGAGGCCGCGGATCCGGCCCATACGGGCTTTGACCTGCCAGTGCGGGTACTGGCCGTTGCCGGTGGCGATGGCGTCGACGACGCGGCGCGTGACTTCGTCGGCGATGGCAGCGACGGGCAGCTCGACGATCAGGGGTGGGTGTGCGCTTCCGGCGCCGGCGTAGGGTCCGCGGCCACCGCGGTGCCGGACAGCTCGTCCTCCAGCCAGCCGAGCAGCCCGGTGTGGTGGTCGGCCAGCAGCTGCTCGACCTTCGCCTTCAGCGCCGCGGCCTCCGACTCGGCGTAGGCCTTGAAGCGGGCGAGCAGGTCGGCCGCCTCGGGCTCGAGGGCCTTGACGACGGGTCCGGCCGCGGCCTCGACCGCGCCGACGATCGCCTGTTCGGTCATGATCATGACTCCCTTGGTGGGTGATGGATCCACAGGCCAGCGTATCGAACACCCGTTCGACAAGTCAGCAGGTCGGGTTGTCACCGGCATGCGGTTGCCACCCGCGCGCACGCGGCTGCGGCTCCGGGTGGGAGGCGTTGCTGGCCAGGGCGCGCCAGCCGTCCGGCGTGAGATAGACGGGCCGGCCGCAGCAGCAGCGGCGCCCGTTCGACGCGTCCGGGATGACCATCACGGCGCGCCGCCCGCAGCGGGCTCGTGCGGGCCGGGCGAACTGGAGTGCGACTCAGCGGGCGTGAGGGGGTGTGTGGGGCTGTCAGCGTGGCTGTGCGCGTCTCCTGGCGGCTGCTGTGGGCCGATCGTCTGGAGTTGCGCGAGGAAGATCTCGCGGGGACGCCCGTGGGGGGCGTAGCAGCTGATCCACTTGACGGCGTCGGTCGCCCATGCGCGTAGCTGGTCGCGTTGGTCGACTGCGTCCTCGGCGAGCCCGGCGGTCTCGTCGATCAGTTGGAGCCGGGCGGCGCTCTGGCGGCGTAGCTGCTCGTTCTGGTCGAGCATGCGGTCACATTCGGCGCCCTTCTCTGCGAGCTCGGCCGCAAGCCGGTGTCGGTCGTCGTGGAGATCAGCGATCTCTCGTTCGCCCTGTTCCACGTCGGCACGCAGCTCGTCGCGCTCGGCGCGCAGCTCGTCGCGTTCCTGCTCGGCCTTCTCGGCGCGGTGGCGTAGTTGTGTGCGGCGCCGTTCGAGTTCGTTGATGCGGGCGCGGAACGCGCGGGCTTCGGCGGCGCTAGTCACGGTCGGCTCCGGGCGCCTCTTCCCACGGTCCGACCCGGCGGCGTACGACGGTGCCGTGGTAGAAGTCCTGGTCGTCGCCGGGCTTCTCGTCGCGGATGTCGATCTCGTCGTCGCCGTCCCAGCGGACGCCGTACTCGTGGTTGCTGATCGCGGCGAGTTCGGCGCGCTCGTCGTCGTCCGGGAGCGTGTCGGTGTCGTCGGCGGTGTGGTCGAAGACGGTGGCGAGGGCGCGGGCGTCGTCGGGGCGTAGTTCGACGTTGTGGCCGCCGGTGTCGGCCTGGTCGGCTTGGTCGCGCAGGTGGGTGGCGAGGGCGTGGACGGTGTCGGTCGGGGTGGGCAGGAGGGGTGCGAGGCGTGCGGCGAGGGCGTTGACCAGGATGGCGGGGTCGCTGTAGGTGGGTTTGTCGTCGCTGGTGATGAAGCGGGCGATCTGGCCGCGGTTGTGGATGCGGGCGTCGCGCATGGCGTGGCGGATGGCGTCGTGGAGCTGGTCGCCGGTCATGTCAGTGTCCTGTCGTGTAGATCTCTTCGCCGATAGCGGCGAGGGTGGTGATCATGAACTGTGGGTCGGCGAGGTCCGGCCGCTCTTCGAGCATCAGTTGCAGGACGAGTGCGGCGTGCATGACGGCGGTTCCGGCGCTGTGCGTGTCCAGGTCCGGGAACTGGCCGGTGATCTGGGTGGCGCCCGCGTGGGCGAGCATGCGGATGCCGGGGTGGCTGGCGTTGGCGCGGGTGTGGATGTCGGCGGCGAGCTGGTCGAGCAGCGCGGTACTCGCGTAGTAGTCGGTCATGTCAGGCTCCGTCGTTGGCGCAGTAGACGCACAGGTCGCCGGCTTCGGCGCGGATGACGTGGCAGCGGGCGCACTTGGGCAGCGCGGCGACCGTGCCGCGGCGCGGCTTGGCCGGTCGGACCGGGCTGGTGGCTCGGCCGGCGGTGGGCACCGGCCACAGCCCTTCGAGGAGCGTGCGGGCTTCGTCGGCGGTGTATGCGGGCTGCCCGGAGCGGTGGAGGGGCTGATAGGCGTGATCGACGAGGTGGACCAGGTCGTCGATTGTTTGGGCTCGGGAGATGGGTGCGCCGCACGATAGTTGGCCGGTGAGGTGGCGCATGACGCTTTGGACGGCGTTGGCTTCGGTGAGGTTGAGGGCCATGTCAGTGGGCTGTTTCTGTGAGGATGTCGCGGGCTCGGTCGAGGCAGGCGAGGGTGGCGGCGCGCTGGCCGGCCTGGGTGGCGTGGCGGGCGCCTTCGAGGTTGGCGGCGAGGCGTGCGAGTTCGGCGCGGGTGAGGGTGCGGGCCGGTTTGGCCGGCAGGGGTGTTTCGGCGAGGGCGGCTGTGAGGGTGTTGCGGTGGGCTGTGGCGTCGGGGTCGGCGGGGAGTCGGGCGAGGATGAGCGTGGCGAGCTCGATGGTGGTCATCGGTGCCCTGCGCGCTGGTCGTCGGCGGCCGCGGCCTGGTCGAGGATGGCGAGCAGCTGCGCGCGGATCGGGGAGTCGTTGGGCCGCGGGGCGCCCGGTGTCTCGGTGTCGGCGGCGGGGATGTAGCCGGTCCACTGCTCGGGCGTTTTGAGCGAGTACGGCGGATCGCAGAGTTTGCGGGCGATCTGCGGGTGGGCGAGTACGAGGTCGCGGCGTTGCTGGTTGAGGATCGGGGCGTGGATGGCGCGGTGGCTGACGCGTTTGCGCCATTCGCCGGGGTTCTGCGCGATGTTCTCGGGTGGCACGGGGATGGGCTTGTTGTGGGGTGCCGGGCCCAGCAGGTAGCGGATGTCGGCCGGGCGTATGCGGTCGGGGTTGCGGCTGTAGTGCCGGGTGACCATGTCGCGGCAGGCGGTGAAGTCGAGGTCGTGGAGGGCTCCGGCCCAGGCGATGACGTCGGCGTCGCCGACGGTGCGCTGGTCGTAGCAGGCTATGAAGGCGAGTAGCTGCGCCGCCTCGGACATGATCATGTGGTGATCTCCGGGCGGTTCGTGCCGAACAGGTCCGGGAGTTGGCCGGTCTGCTCCATGGCGCGGTATTTGGCGGCGAGGTCGAGGGCGGCGCCGACGCGCTGGTCGGTGGTGGAGGGCCTCGGCGGATACGGGCCGTTGGCTGTCGGCGCGAAGGCGCCGGAGGTTGTGGGGGGCGGCTGGAACCGGTCGGCGGCGCTGAGGATCCAGTTGTGCCAGGTGCGTTCCCAATTGAGCTTTACGCCTTTAGAGCCGGGCACCGACGAGAAGTGGTTGATGAATTTCTGCGTTTCACGTTCGCCGTCGACGTGCGGGGCGTTTTCCCGGCCCCATTCCCGCATGGCGTCGGTGAGGGCGAAGTCTTCCGGGATGCGGGTGCCCCGCTTGGCGGCTGTCGTCGAGCCGCGCTTGCGCGGCGCCGAAGACGAACGTAGTGAGTCTTCTTGTTCTTCTGTTCCTTGGTGGTTCTGTGTGTCAGCAGTGACACCCCTGGGTGGTCGATCTGACACCCCTGGGGTGTCATTTTGGAACCCCTGGGGTGTCAGATTGAGACTCGTAGTGGTGTCATCCTGCGACCCCTGGGGTGTCAGTCTGGTACCACTAGGGCCGTCCATGAGGATCCGGTAGCGACTCGTCGAGCGCCCGGTGCCGTGCTGCGATATCTCAAGCCAGCGCTTTCCGATGCAATTCTTCTGCGTGCGGAAAACGGTGCTGCGGCTCATTCTTGTCTTGCGTGCGAGTGTTTCCACGCTGGGGAATGCCTCGCCCTCGTCGTCGGCGAAATCCGCGATGGCGAGCAGCAGCAGCAGGTCGTTTCCGGCCGCGGGGGAGGTGTCCCACACCCATGACATGACCCTGACGCTCACCAGGCCACTCCCGTCCGTTCGCACTGCTCACTGGATAGATCTTACAACACTTGGTAGTCTTGGCGACACTAGACAAATCTCACCATGGCCTATCATGTTGGCCATGGTCGTGAAGATTGGTAGGACTGGCGTGAAACCCGTCCCCATGACTGAGGTGCGCCCTCGGCTGACGGAGATCGTCGATGCCGCACGCGACCGCAACGAGGCCACCGCGATGACCGAGTACGGCCGGCCGCGTGCCTTCGTCGTCTCGGTGCCGTTCTTCGAGCGCGCCGAGCGCGACTCCCGGCTCGCCGGCCTGCTGTGGGAGCGCGACCCGCAACTGTTCGACGACCTGCTCAAAGGACTGCCGGACATCTCGGTGCCGTCGCGGATGGTCGCCGAGTAGGGATGCGCCGAAGGGAGCGGCCCGCGAGGGCCGCTCCCCACCGCCGAACCGCACTGACCTCACCGCGCGGCGCCGTCCCGCCGCTGCGGCACGAGCAGCTGCGTCTCGCGGCGGGAACGGCGGCTACGCATCGGCGATCCGTTCCACTGCCGCGCGCAGCTGCCGAACCTCGGCCTCAGCGTCCAGCATGCGGCGCCGGGCCGCGAAGAGATCGCGTTCGGTCTCGTGCAGCCGCAGCTCGAACGCTTCGGCCATCTCGCGGTGATACTGCCAGCGCCACCAGCGGGCCTTGGGCGTGACGGCGAACCGGCGCGGCCTACGCATCGGCCGCCGCCTGACGCCGGGCCTGTCTGCGCGCCACCACGACCGCGGAGCGCCCCTTGCGGCACGCCTCGTCGATCGGCTCACCGCGCCGCCGGTGGCGCTCGTACGCGGCCTCGGTACCGCACCGGATCGGCTCCGTGCTGTGGTGGCGTCCGCGGCGCCAGTCGGCGTACTGCCGGCACGCCGCGTCGAGCTCTTCGCCCGCGTCGAGGTGGGCGCGCCACGCCGCATGGCTGCCGCACTGCGGGGGGCGCCGTTCGGACTCGACGTGGCCGGGGAGCTGTTTGCGGTCCTGCACGTCCTGCCAGCGTCGGCACGGGTCGCACAGCGGCGTACCTGCCGCCTGGTGGGCCTGGACGCCGGAGCGGGTGCCGTGCCCGAGCGTGACAGTGCCCAGGGTCCCCTGGGAGCGCCGGTTCGACCGCATCGGGCGTCCGGTCAGGCCGAGGGCGTCGAGCAGCAGCGCCTCGTCGTCGGGGCCGGTCGCGTGGGCGTGGACGACGGCGGCCGCGGCGTGTTCCTGCGCCGCGGTGGCCTGGGGCCGCCCGAGCGCGTCCACCTGGCCCTGCAGGTCCTCGACGGGCACGGGACGGCCGCTCATCAGGCACCGTCCGGGCGCCACAGCACCGTGAACGGCGCCCACTGGGCCAGGGCGGCGACGTCGCTGTCCACATCGGCGCTCAGGTCGACGTCCTCGGGCGTCTCGATCGCGAGCGGGACGTCGTCGCCTGCGCGCAGCAGCGCCGGAAACTCGCTCTTCACCTCGCAGCCGTCGCCCAGGTAGTAGGTCACCTCGCCGTGGCCGACCTGCCAGGCGCAGTGGTGCCGGTCGATCAGGATGCTGCGGGAGGGCAGGGCGCGCAGCCACGCGCCGATCTCGGCCGGGTCGGTCGGCGAGACGACGGCCGCGGCCGTTAGGCGCCTGTTTTCGGCGACCAGCGCGCGGATCGGCTCGGCGAACAGGGCCCGGATCAGCCCATCGCGCTGCGCGAGCAGGCTGTAGAGGCCGTCCAGTGAGATCTTCCTCGTGCCCAGGTCCGGCACGACGTGCGGGAAGCCGCTGCCGTCGGGGTTGAGCAGTTCGGTGAGGCGCCCGATGGGGCTCATCGGCGGCGGGGTGTCAGGCGCCATCGGACACCGCCTCGGCCTGCTCGTCGTTCTCCGGCTCGACTGCGAGGTACGTCTCGTAGTCCGGCTCCTCGTCGCCGCCGGTGCACACGGTCTCGGGCCGGATCCGGTAGCGGCCGTTCTCCTGCGGCCACGAGGGCGCCATGGCGTCGTGCGATGCCCAGCACACGGCGCCCGGCGGCAGGTACCGGCACTCGTCCGGGTGCAGCAGTTGGTAGGACGGCGCGGGCTCGCCGGTGAACAGGTCCGGCTCGATCTTGCGGATCAGGGTGTGCCAGGGCAGATCGAGTTCGGTCTGATCGCTCGACCAGCGCCGGGCATGCAGCCGCCGCGCGTAGTGCCGGATGCGCTCGTACTTCTGCTCGGTGGTGTGGCCGTCCCAGCCCGTGTCGCCCGGCTCGCTCGGCCGCACGTACGTGAACAGGTCCCGGTCGTCCGGGGCGATGTGCCAGGCCAGCTGCCCGCCGGGCGTGTCGATGATGACGACGGCCCAGCCGGGCTCTTCCGGGTCGGTGTAGCCGATGTGCGAGGGGTGGAGCGCGGCGAGCAGCGCGACGAGGTGGGCGCGCTCGCGGTAGGCGCCGTTGAGCGCGTTGCGGGCGTCGTCGCGCTCGCGCCAGGCGGTCTCACAGCGATCGGACCACTGCTCGGCGACGGCAGCCCAGTCGGGGTCGCGGTCGACGGGGGTATCAGGCATGTCATGCTCCTAAGGTGAGACGAGGGGCCTGCCGGGCGCCAGTGCGGGACGCCCGGCAGGCGCAGGGAACGCGGCCGCGCCACGGGGAGAGCAGCACGGACGCGGAAGAAGACGGCTAGTCGGCGTCGGCCACCGGGGGCACCGTCGCGCAGATCAGCCTCACCTGCTCCTGCAGGTCCTCCAGCGTGTTCTGACCCGCGAACAGCCGGTTCGCCGTGCGCTCGTCCAGCCCCAGGGCCGTGCGCGCGGCGTGCGAGATCTGCACGTGCTCGCGCCCGAATCGCGGCCGCAGCTGCTCCGGCAGGGACGCCACCTCCACGGCGAAGTCCTCCCGGCGCATGCGGCCGCCGAGCTCGGCGACGACGTGCCCGGCCATGCAGTACGCGGTCCCGCAGTCCGTCTCGGTGATCCACGAGTTCTGCTCCCAGGTCTCCGGGTGCTCCTCGATCCGCTGCAGGGCCCGCTGCAGGAGCGCCGGGTCGCTCGTCAGCGGGACGCGCTGAACGAGCGCGCCCCCGGTGACCTCCACCTCGCCGTAGACGCGGACAGTGACGTGCTCGTCGGCGGTCACAGTGCCGGCGCCGGTGTGCAGAACACTGGAGTAGTCGTGGGCCTCGGTGCGCGGCGACGACGAGCCGTAGGCCTCGGTGCGCGGCGACGACGAGCCGTAGGCCTCGGTGCGCGGCGACGACGAGTCGTAGGCCTCGGTGATCGGCGACGACGAGTCGTAGGCCTCGGTGATCGGCGACGACGAGTCGTGGGCCTCGGTGCGCGGCGACGACGAGTCGTGGGCCTCGGTGCGCGGCGACGACGAGTCGTGGGCCTCGGTGATCGGCGACGACGAGTCGTAGGCCTCGGTGATCGGCGACGACGAGCCGTGGGCCACGGTGATCGGCGACGACGAGTCGTAGGCCTCGGTGCGCGGCGACGACGAGCCGTAGGCCTCGGTGCGCGGCGACGACGAGCCGTAGGCCTCGGTGCGCGGCGACGACGAGCCGTAGGCCTCGGTGATCGGCGACGACGAGCCGTAGGCCTCGGTGATCGGCGACGACGAGCCGTAGGCCACGGTGCGCGGCGACGACGAGCCGTAGGCCACGGTGCGCGGCGACGACGAGTCGTAGGCCTCGGTGATCGGCGACGACGAGTCGTGGGCCACGGTGCGCGGCGACGACGAGTCGTGGGCCACGGTGCGCGGCGACGACGAGCCGTAGGCCTCGGTGATCGGCGACGACGAGCCGTAGGCCACGGTGATCGGCGACGACGAGCCGTAGGCCACGGTGATCGGCGACGACGAGCCGTGGGCCACGAGGGTGGGCGTCGCGGCCCCCTCGACCTTGATCGTGTGGCCGCGCGGGATGTCGGCCGGGATCTCGTAGCGGCCGTCGTTGCTGATGAGCGGGTAGTCGCTCGCGGCGATGGCGGCCGCGAATGTGATCTGGTCGGTGACGGGCACGTACTGGTACACGGAGATGCGTCCTCTCGGATCGGGTAGGGGATGGTCAGGCCCCGGCCGATTGCGCCGGCCGGGGCCGTGTGCGTCGGCTATGCCGGGTGCGCGTCGGCGTACGCCGCCAGGACCGGGGCCGGGATCGTGCCGCGCTCGCCGATCTCGAGGCCGTTCTCCCGGGCCCATGCCCGGATCTCGAGGTTGCGCGTGCGCTCCACGATGGGCGCCGGGGCGGCCGCTTTGGCCTTCTGGCCGCCGGCGAGCCGCAGGGCCTCGCGGGCCGCGGACAGCTGTGCGGTCAGCCGCTCGACCTGCTCCTGCGCGTCCGCGACCTGCTCGGCGCGCCGGGAGATCCCGCGCAGCTCCTCGACCTGGAGCCGGATCTTCGCGGCGAGCGACTGCGCGCGCGCAGGGCCGTCCTTCTCGGCCCACTCCAGCAGCTCGTCGACGGTGTCGAGGTCCGCGCCGTTGACGACGGCCGTCGGCGTCACCTCGATCACCGGCGACCTGTACCGGCTGGCCGGGGCCATCGGCTTCGGCGTGGGCTTCGGCGCCTGCACGTTCGCCGGCGTCGGCCGAGCTGCGCGGTTCGCGTCCGCCCGACCGACCGCCGCGGCGATCTGCGCCCGGGTCAGTCCCGTCTCGTCTTCGACCAGTTTCAGGTCCTTGCCGTTGCGCACCATCAGGACCGCCTGCGCCTGGTTGGCGGCAAGCGCGGGGCCGCGGTCGGCCCTCGTCGTGTCGGTGGTGGTCATCGTCTTCCGTCCTCTGCGTCGTCGGCCTCGGCCTCGTGCTCGTCGATCGCCCGGTCGAACTCGGCCACGAGGTCGATCAGGTCCGGCTGCACCTCCATGGCGAGGGCCTGCCGGTTGATCAGGTACTGCGGGCGGCGCAGGACGCGGCGGACCGGCTCGGGCCGACTGACCGGCCGCGGCTGGGCCGGGGGCTGCTTGTCGCGTTGGCGGCGCTCGTAGGCCAGGTGGCCCGTAGCGCCGAGCACGAGCAGCACGCAGATGATCAGGTAGATCACCGCTCCCACCTCGCTGTGGCGCAGATCGGGCAGCGGTGCGCCCCGTCACCCTCGTGGCAGCGGTCGATGCAGTAGCGGCACCATGGGGTGGCGCGGTGGCGGGCGCGCCCGTCGAACCGCGAGTCGTCCGGGTCGAACGGCATCGCGCAGCCGGCGCACGTCTCGTCGTCGGCCTCGAGTTCGGGCTCTTCGACGTCGGCGGCCGGGTCGTCCATCCACGGCCGGGCCGTCGA